TCCAAGGCTGGGAAATGACTGCTACTCGTGATGAGAAGACTGGTCAAATCGTTAGTACAGTAGCAATGCCAACTTTTCCAGGACTAGATAAAGTTCTAGAGACAGCAGAAAAAATGTATTCATTTGTGAATGCAGGCTCTACTAAAAAATAATACTAAAAAATATATAGGACGTAGTCCAGGAGCCCCGGCATTAGATCGGGGCTTTTTTACAACTGATTAGATTGGGTGGCTACGTAAGAACTCAGGATATTGCTTGTTAAAGTGTCTCATTATAACACCGGCAATTTCGTGTGCTTGATTTTCTTCAGGACTACCAGTAGCACCGCTTTGATCATTAAGCTCATTTCTAATATCTTGTCTATAATGTACAAGTTCGTGAGCAACGGTCCTAAGTATATCCACAGGATGGCGATTGAGTATAGCCACGTGTAAAATTTTATCTTCATTGTCATACATACCAAAACTTGGTTGATTACCTGAGTGTACTTCTGGTTCAAAGTTCATCGTAGGTAGTCTATCAATTTCTAATATCTCCATGGCCAAGGGAAGAAACTTTTTAAACATATCAACAAATGTCGCTTTAGATTCTCGGCCTTCAACTAATAACTCTGTGATCTTCATAATATGTATTTAGTGCCGCTTACTTTATACGGCCTCCACTACGCGGGAGAGTGAAATTTCGCGGACGCCTTTAGCCGTGGCTTCCAACGGAACCTAAGGTAGGTGTTCTATACTGGACTATATGGATTACAGGGTCTATCTGTACCATCGTCCTCCGGGTATACCGGATAATCATTATCAGTCGGCTGATTTGCATTTGGCTCGTTTTGCATTAGTTAGTGCTCCAAAATCTACAGGCCATTCTTGGCCGGGTGCTATTTCTTTAGCGTTAGGTGGAAAAGCATACTTAACGCCGGATTCTTGCATAATATTAGCAATCGGTTGACGGAACTTAGTTAAGTCGTTGCCTAAGTTAACATATGGTTTTGTATGGGGGAATCTCCAACCCAAAACTTCACCTGTTGCATTGTTGATTACAATCTTATAGTAGCCGTGTGGCACAATAACACCGTTGCCGATAGCAGTATCACCTTGTCCGTATATAGCACCAACGTAGATTGTAAATGGTTGATTGAGTTGTACTGCCCAACCACGTACACTTGTTTCTAATAGTTTCCAAATTCCTCTGTTTAATGATCCATGTTGTGGATACATATTAGTCATTAAGAAACTTTCGTACTCGACTTGTTGTGTCCAGCTTAGATCACCATCTGGTGCACCGTGGCCTTTGTCATAGCCTGTGCCAGCATAGTCATCTGGTCTAGCACCTGTACCGCCTAGGCTTTGGTCAGCAACAAACGCATTGGTACGTGGAAAGCAACCTAGTGCGTTTTGTGGTAGCAATGTGTATGCTACGTATACAGGAATCTTTACAGGAGCATCATATGCTACCAAATATGCTTCACGGCAAATAGGTTGTGCTGCTCGTTGTGTTTGTGCAAAGCCGTATGGGCTATGTACCTGACATGCCTGTGGTGGTAGTGGAGCCCGTTGTTCCCAGGCCTGAGCCAACCCTGCTAGGAATAGCAGAGCAATGGTTAGTAGTTTTTTCATGATAGTCCTTAATTAACTACCAATATTTATGTTATCTACGCACGAAATGATAGTCGCCATCTGGACCGTTATTGCTAAACAATCCTAAGCAATCGTAGCCCAGTGAATCCATATACTCAATTACAATATCTTTTAATGGAGCACCTTTGTTATACTCTACTATCTGCAATTCTAATATAATATGTTTAGCTGTTTTAATAGTTTCTTGGGCACCTTTAAGAACATCCATTTCTGCGCCCTGTACATCCATTTTAATTAGATCTGGTGGTGGATATTGATTAAGGCTTACTACTGCATCTAGTGCAATAGTTTTAAGTTTTCTAACATACTTGTCGCTGTACAAAGTTGCTGCTGCTGGTTGAATTTCAGGATTTTCTCTGTAATAGCTATTGCCGCCCGGTGCTTCATTATTTTGATAGAAGTCTACTTCTTTACCACTTTGATCACTTAATACTCCTATAAAGTATTTTATACCAGCTTCTTGATATAAGAATTCGTGTACATCTGCTGCTTCAAATGCTATAACTTCCGCTTCAGGCCAAATGTTCTTAACTCTATCTGTCCAATGTAACACACATGCACCAATGTCATATATAACCTTTGGATTTTCTCCTTGTTCTTTTAATTTAGTCAAGTACTCTATATGTGCAGGTGGAAATGGATATGGATCTCGCAATTCTCTTAGAAATTGTTTAATGTCAACTATATTTGAATGTGTGTCAATTGCTGGTATATTTGTATCTACACTAAATGTAAAACTTCCTATATGTCTACATAATATAGTAGGATCTGCCCAAATTTTAAATCCACGATCTCGTGCCTTAATACTGAAATCTACATCTTCGGATACTGTATCGTTGATACTTATAGCACTATGATATTTAAATTGGGGATATCCTATAGTTCTCAATACTTCTGCTTTGACTAAAGTACATCCAAATCCGCAACCTGCTACTTCTACTAAAGATCTGCCTTTTAATTTTCCATAAGGCATATTAGTTACACCACCAGTTGATGTATGTTCGTATATTTCTAAAATATGTTGACCCGGCTTACGTTGTATATATAATCCACTTACCACATCTTTATCGTGTGCTAATAATTTAGCCAACGTATCTGGTGCAAATGCAATATCACTATCTACAGAAAATAGATAATCAAATCCATTTACTACCCAACTTGCTATTAAATTACGTACTTGATCTATATTATATCCATAGAAAAATTGAAACATAGTTTCATATCCATCAGGCACAATAAGATCATAGATACTTTTAAATGTATCTGGTTCAATATTCTTAGCTGTTGGAATTGCTATAAGTATTTTTTTTTTAGGTTGAATCATTTTTTGTACTATCTCTCTTGCATTTTTATTTTGTTCTTCTGCATTAACTTTATAATCATTTAACGGACTTGTATCATTATAATTATAAACTACATCAGTTAAACATTTTACTCGATTGGGATCTGCTTCCTCTATCAATGCATAAAATACACTTCCATCACCACCAGCCTTATACCAATTACCGTTGCTATCTTTAAATGAACTATCATCAATATTATTTAATAATGATTTCTTAAATGTTCTTAAATGTGTATAAGGTAATATCCAATTAAAATGATGATCTCTATAGGATTTACTTTGTTTAATTGCTTCAGGATATGGTTGACTAATTAATGGAATGTTATCAATCATGCTCCAACAACTACCATAGGTAAATTCCGTAGTACCATCATAGATAGAATTATAATATGAGAATATAGTATTATCATTAATAAGACTATCATCACCATCTATTAACATAACAATGGCGTTATCATCCTTGACTATTGATCTTATGTTTTGTATTTGATTTCTAACTGCGCCTAAATTCTCCGTATTTGAAATAAGTGTGAACTTATTTCTAATATCTGCTGGCATCGGTCTTAGTGTTTCTATTATAACTTCTACTGTGTTATCTGTACTAGCATCATCAATTAAAATGTGCTCATAGTTATCATAGTCCTGTGTAGCCACACTAGTTATACAACGAGAAATGTATTCAGCACAATTATAGAAGGGACTGATAATTATTATCTTTTGTTCATTACCGGATTTATAGTTTTCCAATTCAATGGTATTAGTAAACCTACGATTCCAAATTTTATGTACTCTACGATTAATTTTAGATACTCGACGATAGCTGTCTTTAGATAGATATTTGCCCAGACGTTGGGCCATAAACTGTTTCCACTGTAGGGCAACACTATCCCATCCTGCAATATCTTTAACAATGTTACAGTAGTATTGTTTTTGTTGATGTAGATATCTATTGTGGTATGCTTGTACAGTCATTGCCACAAACTTATTAATTTGTTCAGTGGTATTAATATCAGGGAACAAGCCATTAGGCTCTATAGAATAATCAATATGATAACAGGCACCTTCTAGAGCAATTTCTTCCAATGCTCCAAATCTACAAGTAAGTATAGGAGTATTGTAGAGTAAACTTTCTAATGATGATATACCAAACGTTTCAGGAAATGCCGAAGGGTAGATCATAAAATTTGCCAATGTAAGTATATCAGCAATTTCTCGTTGAGGAATAACACCTGTATATTCTATACCAAGTTCCGTATTACGTGGATCAGCCGCCATCCTGCGCCAATCTTTTTCTTGTTGATCTGGTTCAGAACTTTCACTAAATCTATAATAACCACCTATAACTTTTAATCTAGCACTAGGTATCATTGCTGTTATCTTGGGCCAAATATGATTCACTAGTGGGATCATACCTTTGGTTACACTGGCATTATATACAAATAAGTTAGGATCCTTAGCTTTGATATCAATTTCTTTTCTGTAATTTCTAGCACCATTGCGTGTGATAAACATCTTACGTTTTAGTACTTCAAAATTACGTCTACGTCCATGATGGCAGTTAGCCACATAAGTTAGGTGAAAGTCACTGAGTGTGAATATATCTGTAATACGATTAGCTACAGCAAGTTCTTCAATGATATTATCTCCGAGACAGAATGTATCATGCATCCACAATATACGCATAGTAGCTTTAGCGAGTATCCTATCATAAAGATTCATATCATGGAATGGGTATGCTCTACTATCACCAAGCCTTTCGTAGTCTTTAGGATCAGTAAATGGAATTACAGTTCTTGAGCTTATAACAATATCAAAAACATGGTCTTTGGCTAATTCAGTAAGTGTACGATATTCAACACCTTGATAATTTCCAGGTTTTGCATGATCAATACCACAATTATTGAATACAGTTACATCAAACCCAATTTGTGCCAATTCATAGGCCATGAGTGTTACAGCACTTTCGCTGCCACCTAATCCCTGATTATCTATGGTATTACCATCGTAGGGTATTCCGATAATATCTATAATAGCAATTTTCATATATGCTATTAATTATACACTATTCGATAGCTATGTCAAACATCTTGAGCCAGTGTTGATGGAAATGCACGGCCAGGTCCCCAAATAATTCTAACTGCGCCACCACCGCCGTTAGCTATGGCTGAAGCAATATCTTGCCCGGCTCCGCCACCGCCGTATGTTCCTGCTGCGCCGCCCGCTGTCCATACTGGTGCTGTCATAATACTAATAGCACCATCAAGGCCGCCACTACCAGAGAATCCACCATACGAAGTGGGCTCAGCAACGCCATTAGTTGGCGTATTTGTTGCTGCTCCAGTTGAACCTTTTCCAAATATGCCAACACCGCCGCCAGATCCTCCATTAACACGATATCCACCATTACCAACAGTGCCCGATGATCCACCTCCGGCGCCGCCGCTAGTTGCTGCGGCGGCGCCGCCGGCCTGGACGCCACTACCACCGCCAGTTCCGCCAGCACCAGAATATCCGCCAGCACCGCCACCGCCACCGCTACCAATTACGCTGAGATCACCATTACCGCCAGCACCGCCAGCACCACCTGTGCCAACAATTACCGTACCACCTGCACCACCAATAGCATTAGCAGATCCATTTGCGGCGCCGCCACCTTTGCCGCCTCCTGCTACTACTTTGTCAATATCAAAAGATGAATTACCACCATCTGAGCCTCCGGGCGGTGAAGGAGTTCGTTCGCCTGTAGTGGGCGCTATACCACCTGAGCCAACTATTACAGTGTATGAATTTCCAGGTACTACAGGGATATCATTTACATAGGCTAATGCGCCACCACCGCCACCAGCTCCAGTGCTGCCATAACTAGGACTGCTGTAATATTGTAGTCCACCTGTACCACCACCACCAATTGCAACAACTGATACACTAAATACTCCCACTGGTGCTACCCATATATATGTTCCTGGGGTAGTATAAGCTCGTTGACCAAAACTCATAGTTCCAGTAGCAGTAATAAAATTTATACTACCAGAACTATTCCATTTATATATTCTATATCCGCCCGAAACTATTGGATACCCGATTGCTAGGCCGGTTGTACTAACCGCAGCTGGATATATGTCTAAATAACGAATAATAACAACACCAGATCCACCACCACCACCGACTGCAGGATCATATCCGCCGCCACCACCGCCACCACCGGTGTTAGGTGTGCCAGCACCACCATTTGTACCAGTAGCACCACCAGATCCACCAGATCCGCCGCCGCCCAATCCGCCTGCTCCCGCGCCCTGCCACCCGCCGCCACCGCCACCCCCAGAGTAATAAGTTGCGGTACCTGTAATAGAATTTGATAGTCCTGCACCGCCTGGGGCAGAACTCGGATTACTACCAGCAGTACCCGGGCCTCCAGCGCCGCCTCCGCCGCCGGCATAGTCGTAATTTCCAGTAGTACCGTTGCCGCCATCATATCCCTGGCGGGGCAGATTTAAGTAAGGAGATCCAGGATATACCCCATATCCTTGACTATAGGCAATTGTTGCATTTGTTGGGCCGCCGCCGCCCGATCCGCCACCACTAGCATGGCCAGGAACACCCGAATATGTACCACCTCCGCCGCCATAGGCTCTTATCTCACCAAATGCTGAATTTTGTCCAGTTTGTCCAATAACACGATTACCAGATGTTCCACCAGCTCCTATCGTAACCAAAACTCGACCGGGATCACTTACAGGGATGTATCCACTACCACTTACATATCCTCCAGCACCACCGCCACCTCCATACCAAGCACCACCACCACCTCCTGCAACCACTAGATATTCTATTGGATAATTGATACGAGATGAAACAGATGTTAACTGCATCAAATCTTTAGTTTTCCAAACTCCATTCTGATTACTGTAATCGAGTGCTGTAACATAATAACGTTGGATTATATTTCTAGGATTATTACTCATATTATTAGAATCTTATTGAACCTGCACTGGTGAATTTGTATATTCTATATTCATTTTCTTTACTTGTTGTATATGTACCTGTTATGCTAGTTGGTCTGATATATGTCAAAGGCCACCATAATATAACAACTCCGTTTTTCCCAATGTTGCCGTTTGGATTGCCCGGAGCAGCGCCGCCTCCAAGAACGGTAGAACTAGCATTTTGAGATCCGCCAGCAGCAAATGTTCCAGAGTAACTAGATGCATTTGCTATATTAATATAACGGCCAACGCCGCCATTAGCAGCGTTGACACCCGTGGCTCCGCCGCCCGCACCGCCACCGCCTGCACCGGGTGTAGCAGCTGAGTATCCACCCGCATTACCATATCCACCATAAATTGATGAAGGTTGTGTTGCTGCGCCTCCACCAGATGCACTACCAAATCCAGGATAGCCACCTGATCCACCGCCACCTGATCCGCCATCTGCACCAGTACTACCGGTATTACCTGAGCCACCACCTCCACCACCACCACCATAGGCAATTAAATTTAAGTATTGACCTGTAATTGAGCTGTTACCACCATTACTGCCTCGAGCGCCCGGACCGGCGCCGCCAGTTCCGCCACCTCCTATAGAAATAGTCAATGTATATCCATACGGTAATAAAGATTGGTTATATGTAGGGCCAAAAGAACCTGTAATCAATCCGCCGGCGCCGCCGCCACCGCCGCCGCCACCACCACCTATATAAGTATAGCCGCCACCACCGCCACCGCCTACAACTAGGTAATTAATAGTTGGGATCACACCATTAGGCCATATGCCGTCGGCGCGAGATAATCTTTGATCACGTGTATTCCATAATCCGGTAGCATCAGTTAATGTAGGATCAGCAGGCCTATTGGGGCTAAGAATTCTTTTATAAAACTTAGACATGATCCATTTTTATATATTAGCTAATAGTTTCGTAGACAGCAACAAATTCTAATGCTGATGATGTAGCAGATGTTACCATTATACTTGTATCTTCAGTTAGATATAAGAAGTTACCTTTATCCACTAATTGCAAACTGGCGCCGCTTGGTACATATATGTTATAGGCAATTCTATAATTTGTACCAGCGCCAGCGGCTGATGTGTTAATAGATACTGTTGTTGGTACAGAACTGTCTGTTACGTTGGTTATTAACAATGAATTTACTTTTACTACAGCATTACTACCTGCTCCATTATTTAATAATACATTTGCAATAGTGTTTGCTGGTACCAGAGCTATCCATCCTGCTATAATTGATGATACGTTTACAATATTTGGTGCTGACATTTTATCCTCCGAAGATCATTGCCATGGCAATGGCTTTACCTGTTGATACTCCACCAGCTGATCCGGTGTAACCTGAATTTCCTTGATATCCCTGACTACCTGTATATCCACCAGCAGGACCACGACTACCTGAATATCCACGACTACCAGTCCATCCCATTGGGTCTCCCTGACTGCCAGTATATCCAAAACTACCAGTGTATCCACCAGCGGGTCCAGTACTACCTACATATCCTACCAGATTTGATCCTAAAATTTGTTGTATGCTTATTGTTGCCATATTATCCCCAGAATTGATAAGGTATTGGTGTTATTGTATTAGCAGAATTTAGACCAAATTTTTCTATATCTCTCATTGGTGTTACAGGAATAGTTGAGAGATATTTTGGAAGAAATGCAAGGCTAGCTGTTGATGATACACTAGGAAATACTGGTGTTTCTGCAATATTAGTCGAAGCCAATGATAATCTCGAAGATGTCGCTGTTGTTGCTCCTGGCATAGATCCCATTATATCTATACCTTTTATTGATATTGCAGGTAATGATAATGGATAATTTAAAGTATATATAAGGCTAGTTGATAATACACTAGGAAATATTGGTGGTTCTGCAATATTGGTTGCAGCCAATGATAATCTTGAAGATGTTGCTGTTGTTATTGCTGGTACAGATCCTATATTTGCCGAACCTGAAAGTTTATTTGTACTAACAGAAGTTTGTATTCCTGTTGTAGAAGTAGCAGTCATTCCAAGTTTGATAAAATTAGTAGAAGTAAAATATATAGTAGAAGTAGAACCCCAACTCGGCGATACACTGGAATAAAATACACCTGTTGTAGTAACAACATTAACATTACCATATATGGTAAGAGTATTTGTATATAATGTTCCTAGATTAAATGTTAATTGAGCATCAATTCCAATAACGTTGAGACTTGCACAAGCGGCTGCTGCTCCTAATGTAACAGTCCAATTAGTTGCAGCAACATTAGAATTTACATCAAAATATACATCATCCGCAGGAGTAGGTGCAGTGGCGCCACTAGCACCATTTGTTGTAGCGGCCCAATTAGCAGTTGAAGATAAATTCCAAGTGCCGTTTCCACCTACCCAAAACTTATTGGCCATTGAATATCCTTAACGATTTATATTAATGTAAAAGGATATCACAAATAAATTATCCCTTGACTGTTAATCTACCAGCACCAGCAAAACCAGCCGAGTTGTAAGCAACATTATATAAACCAGTTACAGCAATGATACGATTATCACCGTTAATAGCATTAGTAAATGATGCAAATAATCTTACTCCATTTGTGCTTATACTACCAGCCCAGCCTCCAGGCGCGGCCAACACTCCAGTAGCTGCTGTTCCATCAGTAGTTTGAACCACAGTTGCGCCTGGTAACGGTGTATTACCTACTCCAGAAACCCCCATTGGAGAATTAGGTATTATACGAGATACAAAACCTGTTGGTGTAACAACACCTACTTTTTTAGGACTGACCCAAAGTGTACCGCGAATAGGTACTATATTCAAATCACCTCTATAATCATAGGTGCCTGCTACGGTACCTGCACTTGCATTACAAATTACACCAGTTACACGGCCAGGCCACGACACATAAGTAGATGTAGTTAACGTACCAGGTGTAAATTCATAAATTGCACCACCGATAGGTACAATTGTAGTATCGCCAGAAACAAAAAGATATGGTTTAGTTCCATTGGAGGTGTTGAAAGTTGTATAATCCATATACCAACTTGTAGGAGAATTACTAACTGCCACAGTAGTTGCGCCAGTTGGCCAGGAAGCATAAAACTTAGGATTCATCGTTGAACTTCCTACCCCAGTGTCTGATGCATATTTGGCTATAATTTTGTTTACAAACCCTGATACGATTCCTGCTTGACTGGCAAGATATACGTTTCCTTGATAATCAGGCATAGGAACACCAAATCCAGTAGCTTGAACTGTACTACTACTTACTTGGAATGAAGAAGATGTTACAAAGTTTGTTCTACTGAAAGAAAAACACCAAGGAAGAGTCAACGCAGTTCTTGAAGATCCATAAACATATCTACCATCGATGCTTAGATATGAAGTACCTGATACAATTGTATTAATAGTAGAAGTAGTGAACAACTCTGTATCTACTGCTACAATGCCGTTGGACAAAGAACCATATACAGTTCTAGCACCATCGAATACAATATCAAGAACACCACCACTAACATTATGTGGTACTCTTAGTGTAGGAGAACCACCCTGTCCTAATGTTTGATCGTATGTGTAAATCCCTTGATTAGTTCCTATCCAAATGTTATTACCTATTGTAAGAACTTTAGTAGCAGTAGTAGCAGCAGGTAACAGTCCATAGAATGAAGTAGTACCAGTGTTATATGCCACGACAAACGGATAGTCAGAACCACCATTTAATGGTAATAATAAACTTTCGGTGCTAGGACCGGATGCACTTGGCCATCCACCTGTACTATCAAGATTAACAAATACAGTATCCAAGGCGCCGCCGATAGGTTTTGTAACACCTACATTATATGCTCTGCCCATTGGCATGTATTTTGTAATTGCATCTGCAGACACAGGACTTACCACAGTTTTTAAAGGATCCCAACCATATGTTACAGTACCTGAGTTAGCCGAGTTAGCATAAGATGCTAGATATAAACGATTTGGATCTAAAGTAGTAACCACGCTGGCCGTTAAATATTGAGGAGGAAACATTCCTCTATTAGTCACAGGAGCATATACTTGAGCCGCTCTAGCACCAGTGAAACCGTCTGCGGTTCTGCAGAAAGCAAACATAATTGGACTATTGGTTGTGGTTTGATCTTGACCGTATGGCGTGCCTAGCATCAAACTATTTGTCCATGCCCAGTTAGGTACTGGGCTAACTGTAGCTGAATCTTCACCGGCTACACGTTCAAATTCAAATACACCTGACCAGAAACTTGGTTCACTCTTAATAAATGTCCAAATTACACAATGTCGTTGTGTAGCAGATACCAAGATAATACTATCTTTAATATCAAACCCTTGCTGGAATACCCCTCCGCCTGACCATGTTTCATTAGTGGCAATGTGAGTAGTTGGATTCCACGATTCACAGGCTGATGTATATAATACTAATTTAACCGTATCAATACGTATGATCATATACTTGGTTGTAAACCCATCTGCATTAGGCGCACTATAAACCAAAGTAGTTATAGGACTATATATAGACCCTGCTGTAATACTTGCTGTGGTTATATCATAAAGTGTCCAGCCACCTTTTGCCATTCCTAATTGTATATTACCAATAATATTAGTTGAGGATGTTTCATTAGCAATGTTAATTCTCAAACTATTAGTAGTGTATGATGATGTTGTAATTGTCATAATTTTTCCGTTATATAAGCAGTCAATGCTGCACTTTCGTTGTATTTATACCTAAAATCCACTTTAATATTAAATTGGTTGATACTGTAACTGTACATATAAATCAACCCCAGGATTTAACGTTGATCCCACTGATAATACATTGACAGTTAAATAGTCTCCAGATGCCAATGCATATCCTGTAGTATCAGCAGTACCAGATGTAGCATTTGAAGAAATATTTATGTTTGAAATAGCAAATTCATTTTTACATAAATTTATGCTAACAACAGCGTCTGGTGCAACTCTAACTCTAGGTCTTATAGATGTTACATTACAGGCAAAAGGTGCATACCATCTAGCTGTACCCACAAATGTTACTAAATTCCCAGGTTGTTGCAATGTAATAGTATTAGAACCAATGCTGCCTGTATATCCTATAGGACCTTTTGGACCGCCAGTAGCTGTAACTTGCCAAGTTGAACCATTATAGATAAATTCAAATGTACTACCTTTGAGATCTAAACTTATATCATCGGTGCCGCCTTCTATGGTATTACCGTTTCTTAATACAGAAACAGGATTTCCGTTACTCAAATCATTACCGTCTGTGATTTGTATATAATCACCTATACTTGCAATTGGTGGCAATTCTATACTAAATGATCCATAAATGTTATCGGCAATAATCCTATCACCGTTAGTGGCTGTATAATTAGTTGATGTGCTAAACCAAGGATTAGTTGCAGATCCGCTGTCTCCTTTTACACCCTTACTACCAGTATACCCTACACTACCTGAATAGCCTACAGTAGTACTAATGGCTTTCCAGAATCCGTCAGTTCCTCCAGTCCATTGCCAAGTTCTGTCACCAAATGTGTAGACTGTGCCTGTTGTTGAGGTTACTGGGAAATTAACGACTGTCATATGTATATTTATTAAGTATAAGATTACCTGTTAGATAATTTTGTTGGTGGTACAAAGGTTGTTAGATAACGTGCTATCCCTTTGGTGATACGTAGATCTTCTATGTAACCTTGGAAATAATTACTTGCATTAGTGCTAGTATTTCCAATAGTTACAATGGTCGATGTATTATATCTATATGTATCTAGTGTGTTAACAGTAAATGCACCATTAATAAACACAGATGTAACATTACTAGCTCTAACCACTGCTAGATGTGTCCAAGTTGATGAATTAATACTTAATGTAAAACTAGCTGTTGAAGTAGCTGTAGTTATATTAGAATAAAAAACTTTATTATTTGCGTATCTAAGACTTCCACCATTTATGCCATGTTCTATAAAATAAGTTGAAGTTGTGGCCCATATTGGACTTGTAGGATAAACCCACATTTCCCAGGTAAAATCATTAGAGTTATAAACAAAACCTGTGCTGCTAGAAACAGTTAGTATATCTGAAGTACCATTAAAGTTCATACTATACAAATTATATTTAGGGGCAATATTTGTTAAGTTAAATGTACTAGTAGTTGATCTAATTGCAGTATTACCAGAATAATCAATAAGTTTACCATCAACAAATGTTGTCAACAAGTTAGTTGTCCCGCCGGATGCCTGTGTCAATGGGATTTGTGATGGATTAAAGTTACCTGTATATAAAGATCTACCATTTACTACTCTTAGGTTAGACATATAACCTTGGAACAAGCTATTTGCACCGTCCCAAATTTTACCTATAAATTGATTGGTAGTTTGAGCAGGTAAATTAGTTGTATAATTGGCCAATGTATAATCTATCTGACCATTAACAAACATTCTTAATATAGAATTAGTTCTCGACCAGGCTAGATGTGTCCACACATTTAATTGAATGGTAGTTGCTGCGGTACGTGCTGTTCCATCATAAAAGTCAGTTTTCAATACACCAGCAGAGGTTCTCAATCCAACTACCCAAGGTGTTGCTGCCACGGCGGCTCTTGCTTCGATTATCCCTGCATAAGCAGTAGGTACTGCTGTTGGATATACCCATACCTCTATGGTGAAATCAGCAATACCTAAACTTAGAGCAGCTTGTGCCTGTACATTTATAAAGTCACTGGTGCCATTGAAATATGCACTTATATTTGAATTAGTGGCAAATGGTGAGAATGTAATAGTTTTAGGTGTTCCACTCACAGTCAACGAATACGCATTTATTGAATTATCTACTATACGATTATCCTGCAATGTCAACAACGATGTACTAATAGTTGATGTTAGTGGATAAGGAATAGTATCAGTGGTAATATTCAATTTTGCACTAGGTACACCAAAATATGATCCAAGATACAGTGATGAATCCTTAACTACTCTAAAATTACTCAGGTATCCATAGAAGTTTTCAGTAACACCATATACACCACCTATATGTAAATTCTCACTGGCATCTGCACGAATAGTAGCTGTGGTCTGATACACTCGGAATCCATTTACATAAATGTTAACATATCCCTGTGATACGCTACTATCATAGGTATAGGCTACATGATTCCAAGTACCTGTGGATAATGCTGTAGTAGATGTAGAAAATGTTGTTCCATTATAGAATCCTAAATAACCAGTACTAGAACTTAAATATCCCTGATATGATGTTGAAGTAGTTGCATAAACTACACCAAACGGACTCAATGTAGAAATAGGAGGGCTACCAATTTGTGTTATTGTATAAAGATTAGAACTATTGTCTTTTATAGTGGTCGCTGTTCCAATAAAGTTTGATGTTAATAATGAAGTATAGCTAGCGTCATATGTTGATGCTGTAGCAAATGGACTAGAGCTAATAACTCCCACGCCGGTAACATTTGTTATAATGAAACTATTTTTACTATTATCTATGATAACACTATTAGACTGACCACTTAATAAACTAACATAGCTTGCTGTAGAAATACTTTGAATATTACCTGAACCAACTTGTGTTGATCTCAACATACTAGTCGGAGGTGTGAAAGCGCCGGTATATACTGCTAGCCCTTTAACTATACGTACATTGCTAACATAACCACCCCAAACTTGATTGGTACCATTCCACCCAACTCTTACCTGTGCAATTGTAGACAAATCAGTGGCAAATGCCACGGGTCCTCCTGTAACACTTGCTCCATTTAGCCATATTTGTCCAAAACCACCAACTCTAGTTACTGCTATGTGATACCATGTGTTACCAACAAAAGAACTACTAGCACCTTGTAAGAAAGTAGGAGACCATGCGGCAAGTCTCCAATTACCATTATAATATTGTAAATCCCATGTAATATTGCTGCTGCTCACCAGATTACTTATAAGTGTATATTGATTTGTATCTGCTGGAGCAGTACCGCTCCAATAGAACCAACATTCAATGGTAAAGTCACCTGTGCCAAATTGGAACGCGGCATTTGCAGGTATGGTGAGATAAGAACCAAGCATACCCATAGCCCAGCTTGGTGCCGTTAATGTTGGATTATATGCATAGGTAGTACCAACACTACCTGTTATAGACACAGAAGTAGCAGCTGGACTAAGATCTGCGATACTATTTGTTTGTGCTGTTAATAATCGGACACTTGTTGCATCGGTTATAGCCTGGATATTTGTTCCAATAAATTGTGTGGTTTGTAACTGTGTTGTGGGTACTGTAAAATTACCAGTATATACACCGACACCAACAACAAATCTAGCATTGCTTATATATCCTATAAATGGATAAGCTGTATCGCTGGTATATCTTCCGGCCAATCTTATTGTAGTTGCAGAAGGAGAAGGAGTTACATAGGTACGTGTTAAAATACTTGTACCTACACCATTGAGCCAGGCTTGAACTTGACCTGATCTCAAAGTTAGTGCAACGTGAGTCCATACACCAGTGGGTACTGTCCAAGATAATGCGTCGTTAGGACCACTACCATTGGCAGGAACTAATCCAACAAAATCTCTACAGATATTCCACCCAGCTATCGAAGAACTAACGCTGGTCATAAATCCAGCATAGATACTACTGCTTGGATCCATATAAACCCAGCATTCGGCTGTAAAATCACCAGTACCAGTGGCAAAAGTAGAATTTGTAAAATCTACGGCGGCACCAGAAACAAAAGAGAAACTAACACTGCCCGCTGAACTAGTTCCAATAGTGGGTATATATTTGCTCAATGGTGCAGTTGGTGCTGTAAAAGATGTAGATGTGGTATATACAACTAGACCTTTAATTATTCTAAAATTACTTATATAACCATTCCAATATCTGATAACCTCGGAATAAGTTCCAAATCGCCCAATGCCTAATATATTAGCATTAGAGTTAGAAGTAGCAAATACTGTTCCAGAAGTACCTACTCCATTTACCCATACTGTAGCACTTGAGCTTACTCTAGTAACAGCAACGTGGCTCCACCGACCTGCAACAACTGTGCCACCATTTAAAAATAGAGGACTTGTGCCGCTTACGTTATTAAAATTTATAATTCCGCCATTTAGCATACATAAATTCCAATCGCCGTGGCTTTGGCTTGAAATAATTGCAGCACTAACACCGGCTATGTCCACTTGCCCTGCGGCATTTGTTACCACTGTGGTAGTTGGATAAATCCATGCTTCTATGGTAAATGTAGCCGCACTGAGATCAAGCGCTGAGCCGGCACCACCAACTGCTACTTGCAAATATTGACTAGTACCATTAAATTGTATACTGTTGTAGAATATTGGTCCAGTAACAGAACCAAACACAGTGTTGTTATTTGTTACCAGAGAACTATAAGTACTTAGATCTGAAATACTATTCGATGTATTAAATTGTCCAATTAGCAATGTGGTACTAGTACTAGTGGAGATAGCCTGTGTATTAATTCCGCCAAATGCATTGGCCACTTGTGAAGTTGATAATAATCCATCTGGTGGGTTGAAATTACCTGTATAAACGACTAGTCCATTTACTACACGGAAATTGGCTATGTAACCTGAGAAATAAGTTACAGTCCCAGCAGATCTTGCCTGACCTATTCTAAATGCATAGTTGTTGGTAAGTGCTCTACTTATAGTATTGCCACCAGCACTGAGTCCAATAGCCACACCATTTTGATATACAGCTAAGGTATTTGAAGATCTAACCACCGCTAGATGGGTCCACTGATTTGTAGCAAATAGACCTGTGGCAGATTGCCAATATTCACTGGCATTGCCCCAGTCGACAAGATATTGACCAGTTGCGAAGGCTGCAATGTATAGTTCATCATCAGCATCGCTGGGTCCTCTACCAACTATGGCACCTGATCCATAGAACCAACATTCTATGGTCCAATCATTAGAACCAAATGCAAATGCACCAGTACTAGTAGAGATACTTAAAAATTGATTAGTACCATTAAATGACATGGATTTAAATGTTAATCCTGTATTGCGTTTAGCAAACAATATATTATTAACGGTGTAATTCCCAGTGGGATTTACCCACGTCTCTATAGTCCAATTTGTACTAGTTGAAAGATTAAATGGTTGGGCATTACTCAAAGACATATAGGTACTGCCATCAAAGTAGGTACTATAATTTGTAGTATATGGTGAGAACCCTTGTAGTGTTGTAGCAGTAGTTGAGTTGGTTATTGCAAATGAATTTAATGAACGATCTATAAAAGTAGTATCTGTACTCAATAATGTCAATAACGCAGTATTTGTAACTGTGGTTAAATCACTGGTAGGTGGTGTGAATGATCCTGTATACTTACCAACACCTTTAATTACATTTAAATTAGTAATATAGCCGTTAAATGTAGTAGCAGCACTACCATTAATTGCGGCACCAATACCAACGTTTATAGTATTGGTAGCAGTGGCTATACCACCACTCACAATGGTAACTGATGGAATCACACTACTGCTGTATGTAACTGGACTAGCACTATTTGTAACAGTCATTGGACTACTACTGGTATCAGTTAGAGCATATCCATTATTAACCAGTAATAGCAATTTAGTATTAGGAACGTTGGTCAATGGTAATGTTGGAGTAAAATTACTAGTATACACAGCACTACCATTAACTATTCTTATGTTAGTAAGATAGCCTTTATATTGGAAATTAACTGTACCAACTGTATCATATCCAATAAACAATGTAGGCGAAGATGATGTTGGTTCTGTTAGTGCTACAGTACTGCCGCTTTGTGATCCATTAATATAAATGCTAGTATTACCCGCGTTTGAAACCATTGCAACATGATACCAGGTGTTTAATGTTATTGCTCCTGCTGCTGAAACAACTACAGTTGGATTTGTTGGAACATATGGTTGGGCAATGGGCTGGCCTCCAGCAATAGATCCGTCATTTTGATATCCTACTACAAACCCAGTGGTTGTTTGATTTACACCAAACATAAACATACGGCATTGATTACCTACTGTGGGTGTAGCAGTAGAATACATCCAAAATTCTATAGTCCAAGTACCCCCTGATAGATCAAACGCACTAGATGCAGGGAGACTTAATCTTTGATTATTGCCACCACCAGCAAAATATAAACTACCAGCAGCATAGACGGTACTAACAGAGGTCCCGCCGGAGATGACGTTAACTGTTGGAACTATACTACCACTATATGTAGCACCATTATTAGTTAAAGTATACTTTCCATTGGTATCAACTAATTTATTAGCATCGCTATTTACTAATAACAATATATCTGTGTATCCAGTTATTAACAATGGAACCAATGTGGCAAAATTAGCATTATATAAAATAGATTTGGTTATACGCAGATTAGTAATATATCCAGAAACATAGCCATTGAATGGTAGATAACCAATATATAACGGATATGTTGGCGCAGAAGTATTAAATGCAAATCCTGTAATTACACTAGTTGCAAGAGTTAAAAGGTTGCCGTTTAAAAAGATATTACATACTTTAGTGCTAGCAACAAAAGTTACCGCCACGTGATTCCAAGTATTTGTTGTCCATACTCCAGTAGATGTTATTGCGCCAGTGTTAACTCCGCTCTGTCCTCTCTCATATATTACCCATATTGCACCTGCGCCTGGCCCTCCACTACCAATAGACAATTCAAATCCAATGGTTGAAGTAACCGGGCCTGTGCCAAATAATGTTTGGTATGTACCGGTAGTAGAGTAAAACCAACATTCCATAGTGTAATCTTGTAGACCATTATGTAAATATGTCCAATCGCTGGCTGCTCCTGCTGTTATATATTGTGATGTACCATTAAAACTTAAACTACCAGCAGCAGATTGAGCTACGATATTGGCCGCAGAAATATTACTACCTGCTGCTTGACCATTGATATACAATGTCATTACACCATACAATCTCACGCAGGCCACATGTGACCACTGGCTCAATGGAACCTGTGATGTTGATGTTATAACCCCAGCACCAGCAGTTGCATTGCTAAGTTGAATATATAGATATCCTGTGGGATTGATCATCCATATCCAATTTATCGTGGTAGGATAATTAACTGGTCCTATGATCAACGATCCATATGTTCCATTACGTGCTGTTGGATATACCCAAGCTTCTAAGGTAAAATCACCTTGATCAAAGTTAAAGGCTTGATTTGTACCAGTGGTAATTGTTAGATAATTGTTTGCACCATTAAAATATGCACTACCAACGCCACCAAATGGTGATAACACTTGTTGGAAAACTGTACTAGTATTTGGTTTAGTTAATGCAAAATTGTTAGTTGAATTATCTTTAAGTACAGAATAATCATTTTGTAATGCCAATAACACAGTATTAGTAACTCTAGTTAGAGTAGTTGTCGATACAGTGAGTGTTGGTGTATAAATTGCTCTACCTACTAATATTCTAACATTGGATATAAACCCAAAAAACGTTTGATTACTAGCAGTAATAGGACTATTAATAAACAATGTTTGTATTGTTAACGTAGTTGAGTCTACTATAGATGCTACAACTACACCGTTGATATACATATACAATGTTGAATTGTATCTAACCATGGCAACATGATTCCATGTATTAAGTGGTATTGCATTAGGTGAAGTTAAGAAACCAGTACCGCCTGTGTTTTGCCATTGAATAGTACCAGCAGCTAACATATACAATACAGGAACACCGGCAGTAACACCAGCATTAGTACGCCAGTCTATAAGAGCACTATTTAATGCATTATAAGATTGTGCATAAACCCAACATTCTACAGTATAGTTTCCACTGCCCAATGCTAGAGTAGCTGCTGTTCCAATATTCAAATTCTGGCTAGCTGCGGTTGATGTATTAAAATACACACTACCACCAACTATATTTCTATTATATTCGCCAGGTATTTTGTAAGGTGTGAATTTTGTTATATTAGGTAAACTAGCAATTGTACCAGTGGTAACTATAAAATTATTAACACTCTTATCAACGTGATAGCTACTAGCGGCAATTAACAAACTGGTATTTGTAATTACAGGCAATGGTGCTCTAGGTGGAGCAAACGCTGATGTATAAAGTGCTGTGCCATTTACTATTCTAAGGTTGGACAAGTAACCAGGGAACATACTAGTCACAGCAGATCCTGCTCTACCTATAAGCATATTTGTATTGGTAGAATATGTTATTAAGTTAACGCCATTAAATAATGCTGTTAAAATTCTAGTGCTGGTATTAAATGTAATAGCGTTGGTACCTGTTCCACCATATGGATTTGGTGGTTGTTGTGTGGTTAAAAATCCAATAGGTGTAACAAAGTTTGTTCCAGTATAAACCGCCACACCACTGACTACTCTAAAGTTGCTGATATAGCCTGTTAGATAAGTTGATGTTGCGGTACTAAATCCCATATACCCAAGACGTAGAGTATTTTGTTCTGTATAGTTAGTAATTTGTGTTGATGTTGTTCTAACACCATTGATATACATTGATGAAGTAGTACCTAATCTTGAGAATGCTACGTGATACCAAATGCCCGGTGTGAATGTTACAGATGAAGTTGTAGCAGGATAGGTAAATCTAGTCAATACATTAGACAATCTATAACTAAGACTCATGTTGTAATTGTTTATAGTCCATTCCCACCCAGTGGTACCAACACCATTATATGTTCCGGCTATTAACATATCAGAATAAGTTGAGGTATTTAAATTAACCCAAGTTTCTACTGTGTGATCGCCATAGTTCACCCACCCAGTTGATGATGTTATACTCATGAACCCATTACCACCAAAGTAGACACTATTATAATTTCTATAGGCAGTAAATGGATCTAATGTACTTAGACTAACTGTACCTGACCCCATGGTTATCACAGATGTGTTGGTACTATAATCCAATATAGGAGTACCAATAGATAATAGGGTTAATAACGTTGTATAACTTGCTGTAGATATTGCCTGTACATTACTACCACCGTAGGGATTAGCAGCTTGTGTGGTGGTTAGTGGTGTATTAGGTACATTAAAATTACCAGAATATACTGCTAGACCCTTAACCACTCTAAAATTACTCATGTAACCATTTAACCAAAAAAGCGCATACGTAGCCAGTTTCCCTATTGTTAGCTTTGTAGTAAAATTATAATTAGTGGTATCACTTGCTGCTATAACTTGCCCCTCTCCATTGGTATAAAAAGTTAGAACATTTGATCTTCGAACTAATGCTATATGATACCACGTATTCAATGTAAAAGTGGCGCCGGCGCCTGCGTAAGTGGTACTTTGACCCTGAACTCCATAGTAGACAAGAACAATAACACCGCTGCTTCCAACTGATATAGAATTGAGCGCAACATCGCTCGGTCCTGACAATTGAAACAATCCTGTAAATCCGTTAGGATCAGGCTGGGATACATTAACCCAAGTTTCTATAGTAAAATCACCGGTGCCAAATATAAATGCGTTGTTATCAACTACCGTTATGTTTGTACCAGTATAAAAGTATAGACTGTTATATGTACTAGGTGACGAGATAGGTGGAGCAACATTACTTGCCACAGTATAACCCACACTAGTTATAGATTTAGGAATAAGACTATAATCTACCACGAATTCATTTCCTGCTGATTTTGCTATTAATAAACTTGTGCCACCTAAAATAGCCTGTACATTACTACCACCGTAGGGATTGGCAGCTTGTGTAGTAGTTAGTGGTGTATTAGGTACATTAAAATTACCAGTATAGACAGCGGTACCTTTAACTATTCTAAAATTACTCATGTAACCATTTAAATAAAAACTTGTAGCCAGTTTCCCTATTGTTAGATTTGTGGTAAAATTATAATCAGTAGTATCACTACTTGCTGAAATAAGAGTACCTCCCACTCCATTGATATAAAGACTTAGAACATTTGATCTTCGAACTAATGCTATATGATACCACGTATTCAATGTAAAAGTGGCGTATCTGTATCCGTAGGTAGAAGATTGGTTTTGAACTCCAAAATATACATAAACGGCAGTTTGCCCAGCATATAAAACCGAGATAGATCTGAGCGCACGGTCGATTGGTCCTGACAATTGAAACAATCCTGCATCTCCGTTATTATCGAGCTGGAGTATATTAAACCAAGTTTCTATAGTAAAATCACCGGTGCCAAATATAAATGCGTTGTTATCAACTACCGTTATGTTTGTACCAGTATAAAAGTATATACTGTTATATGTACTAGTTGATGAAATGGGTGGCGCACTAGTTGACGCAAGGCTGCCATTATTTGCTACTACGAGACTATTAGCACTATAATCAATAAAGAAGTTGAAATAAGATACATCAGGATTAATAAATCTACCAGTTAACAATTGTGTAGTGTTGGTGGTAACGTTGGCAATGGCTCCAAAGGGTGTGGCGCTTTGTATGGTACTTAAAACATTTTGTGGTACTTGTATTAATACCCCAGAATATAATGCTAGGTCTTTAACAATACGTAGATTACTAATATAACCAGTAAATGTTTGTGTACCTAGACTGCTTGCTCCTATTGATAAATTATTTGTTGCAGCATAAAGGGCCAATGCACTTGAATAAGTTACAACCGAAATACCGTTTAAGTATAAAGTAAATGTACTACCATTTCTGACTAGTGCAAGATGATTCCATTGATTTAACGGTATAACTGTACTTGATACACTATCTGTTAGTACAGCCGCTCCTGTGTTGGACAGTGAAAATCTAGCATATCCATTTGTATCGTTGCTGGTCATAACAACCCATGACAGCGTTGTACCACCAGTTGAACCAGACCATTGTCCGAATAATATATTTTGTGCAGTCCATGCTGCTGATCTATAAATCCAGGCTTCGGCAGTAAAATTATTTGTACTAAATCGATATGCTGCACTAGTAGGTAAATTTAAATAACTCGAGCCATTAAAATATAAACTATGATATTGACTTTGATCATAAGGGCTAAGTATAGAAATAGTTACATTATTGCTTGTTATTGTAGCAGTATTAATACTGATATCAGCAATGGGACTTGCATTAAACTCATATGTCTGTTCTACACCATTAACATAAAGACTGATTCTAGTAGCATTACGCACGGCCGCAATATGATTCCAAGTACCTGTGGATAATGCGGTTGGGGAAGTAAGAGTAAGTGAGGGCGAAGTTGATGCCAAGATATTACTGATTGTCAATACGGGTTTATTTGCACTTATAGATAATCCCACTGGAGAAATATTATTTGTGTTAAGCTGTCCAGCAATATAAGCAGTACCTGTATTGGCAGTGAGATATGCCCAAGTTTCTATGGTCCAATTATTAGTACCAAAATTTAAAGAAGTAAGTGTAGCACTAGATGAATAGATAACTGGTATACTTAGATAATCTGTTGTACCATTAAAAAATGTACTCCAATTGTTACCAAAAGGACTAAATGTTCCCTGTGCTGGCTGACCTGTTACTACAATAGAATTATTATTTGAACCATAGTCAATAACACCGCTAGGATTAACACCATATGTGCCATATCTAAGAGTTAGTAAACTTGTATAACTTGCTGTGGATATTGCCTGTGTATTGCTACCACCATAGGGATTGGCCACTTGTGTAACTTGTAATGGTCCAGTAGGTACTGTGAAGTTACCTGAATAAACCGCTAGTCCTCTTACTAATCTAAAATTACTAATATATCCAGTAAAGAAACTAGTACCATAATAACTGCCAATGAATGCTGTATAGCCTCCAGGTCCTGCAGCTATTGAGTTAGGCTCAATAAAAGTGCGTGAATCTTGTTGTGTTCCATTAACAAATATTTTAAATGTGCTGCTATCTCTTACAAAAGCAATATGTGCCCAAGTGTTGTTAGTAACAACACTGTTTGGAGTAGCAGCTTTCATTCCATTCCAGCCAATAAACCAATAACTAGATGGAGCATAGGAACCAGTTTGAAAATAAACAGACCCGTTACCGTCAACACCGGCCTGGGTTGTGAGGAAAATACCAGTTGTTCCTAATGTCCATATTGTGCCGCCGCCGGAAGTGGGGATATATACCCAACATTCCATGGTGAAACTTGAACCAGCTAGTTCAAAAATAGATCCAGTTACTGGCATAGCAAGATATTGACTACTACCATTAAAATAAGCACTTTCATTAACTAGTGGTGTAAATGGATTTAATGTGCTTGCAGTAACCGCTCCTACGTTAGATATTGAATTTGTTAATGTACTATAATCAGCAATGGTCTGAGCTGTAGTTAGAAATTTTCCTACCAATGCCGTTGTACCTGTTGTAATAGTTGCTACATTTACAGAAGGTGCAAATTGTATTGTACTTAATGGTTCTTTCGATGGTATAAAAATACCAGAGTAAACTACTGTTCCATTTACCAAACGTAAATTAGATACATATCCATTATAAAAATTACTATTTGAGCCAGACTGTCCTACTATTAATGCCAGTGAAGAATTGGCAGTAACACCAACTCCTGTACCTCGAGTAAATGTTCCTGATTGATTTCCATTGATATAGAATGCTCCAGTATTTCCCGCATAGTTCCAAGTAACTGCCACGTGTGACCAAGCATTTGTTGGTATTGTTCCAGCACTGGTTGATTGAACAATAAAAATTCCACTACCACCGGAAATAGTAAAAGCGATATTTCCTGCACTGGTAATTTGAACACCGCCACCAAAGTAATTTGCATTTCCGGCATTGGTACTAAAAATAAAAGGAGCAGAGCTTAATGATGCTGGATAAACCCAAAATTCTATAGTAACAAGTGCTGTGGTGCTATATATAAAGTTATAATTACCATTAACTCCTACCAGTAGATAATTGTTACCACTAAAATAAAGACTATGATACAATCCTGGATCAAAAGAATTTAATGTAGTAGCAGTAGATCCAACACTGGTTACAGATACGCCATAGGTACTAACATCTGTAAAAACACTATAAGTTATTAAAGCAGAATTTCCGGCTGTTGCTGTGGTTGCATTTAACAATAAAGAATTGTTACTAAAATATGGATCAGATTGAATGCTAGGATATAGATTTGCAGGGATAGCATAACTTATTATAACAATACCACTACCACCATTGCCACCAAATCCAGTGCTAGCACCGCCGCCGCCCCCACCGCCGCCGGTATATGGAAGTCCTGCTGTACCAGAAATTACAGATGTAGTTCCGCCATTGCCGCCTCCTCCATAACTACCGTTGTTATATCCGGTGGCATTAGCACCGCCACCGCCACCGCCTGCTAACCAGATTGGAGATCCTGTAATAAGTGTAATTGTTCCTGATCCACCTTGCCCGGCGCCTCCACTATTTGCGGCACCACCAGCTGTGCTTGCGCCACCGCCACCACCTGCATAAGAAGTTTGACTTCCGCCGGCGCCTCCAACATTACCTTGTGTGCTGGTATTTGCTCCACCTGTTCCGGTGCCTGAACCGCCGCCGCCTGAGCTACCAGCAGTACCACTATTATTTAATGGTGCACCTCCAGTGCCGCCTCCAGATGCAGTAAGCACAGTAACACCGTTGGTCACGGTACTAGCATTACCATTAATATTAACTGCACCACCAGCACCAATTAGTATAGTTAATGAAGTACTTATAGAGTAGGTTGAAGAATTTATAACGCCGCCTGCGCCACCGCCACCGCCAACTCCACTAATTGCTGATATAAATGCAGGAACTAGAGTTGAACTGTATACAACGGTGCTTGCGTTATTAGTAATTGGTAAAGTATTGCCACCTGTATCAGCTATATATCCAGTAGGGCTTAATACATCTAATATCAATGATGTCCAACTTGCTGTTGATATTGCCTGTGTATTACTACCACCGCCTGGATTTGCAGACTGTGTTGATTGTAGCATATAATTTGGAGTGGTAAAGTTACCTGAGTATACCGCAAGTCCTTTTACCACTCTCAAATTAGTTATATAACCAGTAAATGCTGCATTAGCATTACCTGTATTATCACCACCTACGGTAATAATTATACCATTTCCAAGCCCGCCAATTGATGTACCAGTTTTGTCTAAAACGCCATTAAAATAAATTTTTGGTATAGTTCCTGCCACTACCACAGCAACGTGTGTCCATTGATTTAATGGTACTCCTGAAACAGAAGTAATATTAGTACTGCCATTAGTGCCATAAAATACTATGTAATTAGTGGTGGCTAATACTCCAAATATCCAGTCAGCATTTGATCCTGAGTTATGCCCACCGATTATCTGTCCTAGATTACTAGGACTTGCTGTTGGATATATCCAAGCTTCTACAGTAAAGTCACCTGTGCCAAATGAAAATACAGCATTTGCAGGAGTTGTAAGTTTAGTGGCGGCCACGCCATTAAAATATAAACTGCCACCACTAGATGAAGCAGTAGCACCGCCACCACCACCAGCAACAACCAATACTTGAGCAGTGGTAGTAGTTACATAGCTAGGTTTAGTGAACTGTCCTGATGATGTGAATACGTGGACAGCATAGTAGTTAGAACCAGTGGAATAAAATCCCACAAAATTTCCACCATAGGCACCGGTAGAAATAACAGGTGGTTCTCTACGTTGTCTTTTAATTACCCCTAAATCATATGGCATTTTTCAAATTTCTCATTATCACTTATTTAACCGGAAGAGACTTCTGGGGTACAAGGAATCCAGGATAGGAATAACGTGCAACACCTCGAGTAATACGTACATCATCAATATAGCCATTAAAATATCCTGTTTGAACACCAAATCCTATACGTACAGTTGGATTAATAAAGTTAGTTATATATGTAGCTGTGTTAAGGCCTTCAGGTATACCATTTAAGTATAAATTAAAACTAGTTGATTTTTTAACCAATGCTATATGATGCCAGTTATTTACGCTAACAAATGTAGTTCCTACTACATACACAGTATTTAATGTACTAACATTTATGGTACCAGTATTAGTTAGATATATATCAAAACCAGCATTGGCCGTATTTTGTGTTCGCATATCGAATAGTGCTCTATTTGTAGTTGGTTGTAAATTATTTACACCAACCCATCCTGCTTGTGGTAAAATATAAGCCCACATTTCTACAGTAAAATCAGCTGTGCCTAACGCATAACTAGAAGTAGAATTAGGTACCACAGTCAAATATTCAGAAACACCTGGGAAAAATATACTTCTAGGATTATACTTTGTAACACTAGATGATATAGTAGCAGAGTTTACAACTATAACATTATGATTCATTGTAGCATCTGCTATTGCAACATTATTAAAATTCAACAATAAACCAGTAGATGTAGTTGAATCAATGGGTTTTAAAGATGCAACAGGTGGATTGAATGTATTTGTATATATTGCTTGCCCATTTATAACTCTAAAATCTGAAATAAATCCAGAAAAATATGCAGTAGCAGTTGGACCATTTCTACCTATTAGCATTTGTCCTGTAGAATAATTAGTTGTTGTATTAACACCTAGTGTTAGTGATCCGTTTTGCCATATTTGCATAATACCTGAATATCTAGTCACAGCTATATGGGTCCATGCAAATCTATAAACAGGTAAATTTGATGATGCCGATGTTGCATTATTATAATTAAAATACAATTGCCCCGACGTTGACATATTCAATGAAAATGCATTTGGACGAAGAGTATTCCCTTCTTTGCCTGCTGTGTCAAATATAGTTTGAACAACTGCTGTTGAAGTTGTATAAATCCAACATTCAACGGTAAAATCAGATTCAAATTGTAAAGAAGTTGCAGTACCAGTAAAATTAGTAATATCAGTGGCAGTAGTAGTATAAACAAAATCACTAAAACCATTAAAAGAAGCACTACCGCTTATGGTCAATGGATTATATGCATAGCCCATGGAATATGGTGAATATCTTTGTATTCTTGGGGTGCTAGTAATTGTTCCTGTATTAATAGCTATGGATGATGTACTAATATCAATATGTCTATATGTATTACAGGTAAGCAATACTGTATTCACCGGTGCATTAAATGGTATCAAAGATGGAGTGAACGAAGTATATGTTGTGCTAGTGAAGGGAGCAAATCCGCCAACTAGAGGATTATTTCTAGTTCCGCCAACCTGAGTTACAACGTATGAATTTGCTGAATTATCTTTTACTGTTGTATTAGTTGTTAATAATGATAAAAGTTGTGTTCCTGAAACATTTGTTAAATCTAAGGCCGGTGGTGTAAAGTTACCAGTATAAATTGTTGCAGTATTTGAGAAACGTACATTTGAAATATAACCAGTAAAATATGCCGGGCTGTCCCATCGGGCACCAATATAAGAGATATTATTAGTATTGCCGCCGCCATTCCACCCACCACTGCTGGCAATAGATTTTGATCCAATTAATACTCCATTAAGATATAAAGATATTGTTTTGGTGGCCTCACCGCTCACAACTGCTGCAATATGTTGCCAGGTGTTTATATTCAGTGGAGTTGTTGTAGTTAATAAACTATTCCACGCTGTACCATTATAGCTGCCAAATCCAATATAGTAGCCACCGTCATTGGGTTGTCCATTAAATGTTGACAGGTTAAAAGGAACTAGATTGGCGCCTAAATACACTTGCTGAGCACTTGAAAATATATGTTGGTTAACGGTAGAAGTTGGCCATACCCAAGCTTCAATAGTAGCCGGACCCCACGTAGCAGATACTAAAGTAGAAGAGAGACTTCCTGCAATTGACAAATAATTTGTTCCATTAAAATATGCACTTGCACCATTTCCTCTACTATCCGGCAAATATAAAACACTAGTTGATGCTTTTAGATTACTGATAGAACCATTGTAAAATTTATTAAAGTAAGGTCCAACTACCATTCCAAAAGTTTGTGTGGTATTAGTAAGTGTGCTAATAGTTGATGTTGTAACAATCTGATTTAATCCATTTATATAAATTGTAGGTGTACCTGCATTTGATACCCAAGCTACATGATTCCATGTACCAGTTGATATTGAATTAGTCGCAGTTATAAAATTGTTACCATTAATGATGTCTCTCCAATACATCATTGGTTTAAGTTGTGCATCAAGACCCACGCTCCAGGCTAATCCAGAACCTATAGGTAATGCATCACCTAAAATAACAGTAGCAGTATTAGATGTTTGAAATCCATTTGGATTTAACCATGCTTCAATGGTAAAGCTCTTATTTGCTCCAAAGAATGAATTTTGTGCAAAGATAGTACCGGTACTAGCAAATGCAAGATAATCTGTACTACCATTAAATGATGTGCTCCACATTGATCCATAGGGACTAAATGTACCCTGTGCAAGTGTAGTAGTAGCCGTATTAATAACTATATTATTATAACTACTATCTGATATTGTTCTATTATTAATAATTGGTGTTCCACTAGTATATCCAGTGATATAATTTACTGTAGAATAAGTAGAAGAATTAGCAAAAGTAATAGTACTAGTGGCCGTAAAAATATAAGTTTTATATCCACCAGTATTAATATAAGTTGCCGCAGAACTTGGTGTAATAGTTGCATCTGGTTGAATATTAGGGTAACGAATAACAACTACACCACTACCACCTGCACCTGCACTGGTAGTAGAACCAACAGGATTATAATCTGTACTGGCCGATACCCACCCTTCAGAGTTATATATTGCATATGCAACAGGAGCATTTATTACAGTGAATCCAGCTGGTGGAGAATAGGTATTAGATGTATAGTATCTAAATGTACCAGCCATTTGTGTGCCCGACGGGGTGCCGCTCATAATTATAAAACGTAAATTTCCAGTTCCGGGTATAGTAGTTCCTCCAGTGCTTGCAGGATCTAAATACCATACAGCATTTCTACCAATCCATACTTTATTTGTTGATGCATTATAGGCTATTCGTATTATATCGCCTGCTACATATTGTCCAAGGGTGGTTCCACCAGTCATTCCTCCATATCCAGTGCCGTCGAAGGCAAATATTGATGGCACATTACTAGTGTATCCACCTACACTGGTATCCCGTGCTAATCCAAATAAAGGAAAAGTACCACTGGTATATACTATTTCAAAATAATAACTGCCGGAGTCATTTAGGGCAGTACTTCTTGCACCGCCCGAACTACCTTGGCCACTGCTAAAAGAATAACTAAAAACACCAGTACCGGTATTGGTAGTCCAGCCGGCGGCACCACCGCCACCTGTATAACGTGTTCCATTACCCAATAAGGCGCCGCCGCCTAGGCTGCTACTACCCGAAGAGGTACCAGCACCTGAGCCACCGCCGGCAAAATAAACAAGCGATCCAACAACTTGTCCAACACCTGCAGATAGTGCAGTAGCAGTTGAAAGTATACTGGTATAAGTACCAACCCCTCCGCTACCACCAGTAACTGCGTTTGCATTCCACGATCCTGCACTACCAGCGCCACCGCCACCGCCGCCGGGATAGGTAAACAGATTAATAGGTGGGTATGAACTAGTGGTAACAACACTACCGTTATTGGTTACAGTAGAATTATAACTACTCAGATCAGTTATAGATGATGATGTTAATAATAACGATGTATAACTTGCGGTAGATATCGCCTGTACATTACTACCACCATAGGGATTAGCAGTTTGTGTGATAGTTAACACACGTGTGGGTACTGTAAAAGCACCAGTATATACTGCTAGACCTTTTACCACACGAACATTACTAATGTAACCTGGGAAGTAACTCAACGGAGATGTCGGAATACCATATACTCCAATTGATAGCGGAGAAGTTCCTGTCATATTTACAGAAGATGAGTTAGTTCCAACCTGAACTCCATTTAAATATATATATTGTGCTGTACCAGTTCTAGTCACAGCAACATGGTACCATGTTGCCGCTGCAATAGAAAGTGACGAAGCAGTAAGTGTATTATCACCACCAGAAACAAGCGCTGCACCCGTTGTCCAGATTAATGACGTTGCATTGAATTGTAGAACCCAACTTCTTCCTAGGCTAGAATCCCATCTACCTATTAAAGCAGGAAATCCTGCTGGTATAGATGTTGGATAGAACCAAAGTTCAACTGTGAAATTACCTGTGCCAAATTGATATACTATATTGTCAGGAACACTAAGGTATTGACTACTACCATTAAAACTTAAACTGGCGCCGGATGCAAGTAACATAGAACTGGTAGGAGCACCAACATTTCCTTGTCCACTAACTGTGACAAATCCGCCAACATTGTATGATCCACCACCGCCACTGGCTCCACTACCGCCTTGATAGTTACTTAAAAGTGTAAGTGGAGCATAGTAATAATATGTAACACCAGTTGCATTACCTATAGAGAAATTGTTGGTGCTTGAATCAGTTATATATGAAGTAGCAGAATTAACTGATAATAACAATTGTGTACCAGAAGGTATGGCCTGCGTATTACTACCACCAAACGGATTAGCAGATTGTGTGAGTGTTAATGGGCCAGCAGGTACATTGAAATTACCAGTATATACTGCTACGCCATTTACTATTCTAAAATTAGTTATATAACCATTATAGTAACCTGTATAAGTTCCACCTGCACCGGTTTGATTTTGACCACCTATGTTATACCAAACACTGCTATCATTGACAACTGCGCTGGCTCCAACATGTGTCGACAAATCAACAGTTAGTGTTTCTCCTACTCCATTAATATAGATTGTAATAGCCGAAGTACCAACACAGACAAATGCTATATGAGTCCATGTACCTTTAGGCACAGATGCACTGGTATAAACAACACTTGCGGCAGCGGGGCCGGTTGTATAGGTAAAAGAAAATTTATCAAAATTATTAATCCCTAATGCAAATCTACCGTTTACAGACGATGCTACCCAATTTCCAAATATGTTATATTTGTCATAGGTATATGCTACATCCCCAGCACCTGATGCAATGTAATAGGTCCAAAATTCAATAGTTTTAGATCCAGTTCCTACATTTCCAAAAACACTAAAAAAACTAACTGAATTGGTAATTTTTAAATAGTTACTTGTACCATTAAAATATAAACTACCAATCGTAGAAGTTGATAAAATAAGTGCGCCACCACCACCTCCACCATAGGCAATAAAATTAGTATTGCTGAAACTGATACTTGAATTTGCACCACTACTACCACTAGTTGGAATTGCACCACTTGTACCACCAGCACCACCTGATCCAACGGTGATAGTCCAAGTACTAGATGTTAATATAATACCCGATGTGTAGGGAATAAATCCTGTAGGAGTTGTATATGTGTTTGCTGTTGACTTTCTAAATACACCCTGCATACTAGAACTGTTACTAGATTGATTTGAAAAACCAATTGTTAGATATCCAGTACCCGATATGTTCCAACCTGATCCAGATGTGCCTGGTGTTATTCCATTCCACCATACTCCATTTTTTCCAAACCATTGTTTATTGTTTATTGGATCAAAGGCAATGTTTAATATGTCACCGGTGACCCATCCTCCTAATGGAGAACTTTGAGTAACATCATTAGCAATTATATTTCCATCAAACAGATCTATTCCAGTCCATCCAGTTGTAATTGTTTGGCTATTTCTAAGAAGACCAATCTGTAATCCTCGATTACCAGTTTGATTAGAATATGGTCCTAATACAGTAGCACCACAATAAATTTCTATATAATAAGATGTTTGTTCACTTAATGCCGTGGTTTTTGCAGCAGGAGCACTATTACCTCTATTGTCATATTGCCAATTATATCCAGAAGCACTACTACTGATAAAATCTGTACCAGCATTAACCCACCCGCCAACAGTAGTAGGATATGTTGCTAACCCATTGGTATATGCAGTGTCTGCATAAAACATAGTATTAAATGAACCAGGTGGTATATAGCCCACTGCTGCTACTACACCACCGGCACCACCTCCGCTACCTCCGGTGACTGTACTGGTGCTACCACCACCTCCTCCGCCGCCACCAACAATTAAATAATCAACAACAAATGAATTTGAAGATGATGTAGTCGAATACACAGGCGTAAGTGCAGTTGGTGTTCTATTACTTGATAATAATAAAGTAGTATTCTTTAAATTTGTATCAGTAAGGTCAGTGGGAGATCTAGCCGCATCACCAAGAAATGCCGGATATCTAAATATAACAATACCACTACCACCTGCGGCTGCGTTTGAAACACTTACATTACTACCACCACCACCACCGCCTAAGTTCCTAGTTCCGGCGGTAGCAGCTATCAGTGCGTTGCTTGTTATATTATAATACCCACCATTGCCGCCGCCGCCTACTCCACCAAGACCAACACCGTACGCTGTTATACTCCAAGAACCACCACCACCCCCACCGCTGTAGGCCACCATAGCACCAGAATGATTAAAGTATCCACCAGCACCACCATATCCTGCAGGTGTTTGACCATTGGCTGTATATATTGGCCAAGTACCCTCATTAACTGCTGGACCTCCTGGATAAGCAAATCCACCACCACCACTGCCTAAACTTTGTGATCCTTGGCCACCGCGATTTCCCTGTCCTGGTATTGCTGCACCACCATGACCAAGACCTGGGGCACCGCCACCGCTGCCTCCAATCTGTCCATTACCGTATGTTGGGGCGCCACCACCACCTCCACCAAATGCTCTTAACGATACAGTTGATGTGGTAAATGGTGCAAAAGTTGATATAGATACTGTTCCACTAGTTTGAGTTAATACATTTGAAAGAGTAGAAAGATCTACAATTGTAGCGGTGTTAAATGTTAATAGTACAGTTTGAGTAGTAATTGCATTGATAGTAAAATTAGTTGATGTTGATTGTGTTGCTGAACTAATAGTTGTAGGAGGAGTAAAATTCCCTTGATTAGTATATAATGCAACTCCTTTTACTACACGAATATTACTTAGATAACCATTAGTGTAGAATGTTGGAGTTGGTCTTGCACCGATAGCAAATCCGGTTTCAGTTATATTATCCACCATATTATTAAATGTATATACCCAACTTCCATTCATATAAACATTTATATTAGTACCACTTCTTGCCCAAGCAATATGTAACCATTGTTGAATTTTAATAATAACAGTAGTTGCATATCCAATACCAACAGTAGTCATGTGTAACAAATTAGTATTAATACCAAAAGCATAACCAAAGCTACCTGTTGCATTACCAACTGCGTGTTGAAAAGTAACGTTGGTAGCGTTATAATATACCCAATATTCTACTGTAAAATCACTGGTACCAAAAGTAAATGCAGTAGATGTAGCACTAGTTAGATATTGGTTGGTACCATTAAATGATAAACTTCCTGAATATGTACCAGGACCTAATCCCGAGGCTGTAACAACATTATTATTAGTTAAGGTAGCTGTAGTACCTAACGAACTATCATAAAAAGCACCAGCACCTGTAGAGGTAGTAAGCATTAGCAAACTAGTCAACGTTCCAGCAATTGCTGTAGAAGGAGTACCTTTAACATTTGCCAATTGTGTGGAAGTTAACGGTGCTGTTAATCCTTGTATACCAGGATTATATACTGACAATCCTTTTACCATACGATAGTTACTAAGATATCCTGTAAAAAAAGTAGGTTGAGTTAAATCATTGTTATTACTACCGTATCCAATCATTATAGAATTGTTAGTAAAATTAGTAGCAGTGAAAAAAGTATTTCTATCTTTAACGCCATTTATCCAAACATTAAATATATTATTAGTTCTAGACACAGCCAAATGACTCCAAACACCATTGGTAACTGTGTTAACTGTATTAATATAAGTAGTTCCGCTGGTCTGAATTGTTACTTTATTGTACCAGTCTAAATAAACTATAAATCCGCGGTCTGCTGCGTCCGGATTAATAAAAGTTCTAGAATTAAAAATAGGGTGTATATTATAGGCAGCATTATATTTTCCATAAGACGCAGTTGGATATAACCATGTCTCTATAGTAAAGTCTCCGGTGCCAAATGCAAATGCAGCGTTAGTTGCAGTTATATAACTGTTAGAAAAATATGTAGAATAATAAAATGATGGATTAATTGGATTATAAATTACAGTATCACCACCATTGCTACCAGGTGCGCCCTGTTGTGCTGTTGGACTAGAACTATTTACACCGCCGCCAGCACCTATAATAACACCGTAGGTTGTACCCGATGAAACATAATTAGAGCCTAGTGGAGTAGTATAATATCCAGAATAGTTAGTAATAGTAGTAGCCGAAATACCAAGAGCATTACCATTAGAAGGAGCAGGATATATATTTTCATTACCTGCTCTAAATTGACCTCTAACACTACCCCCTCCAGCAGCAGCACTCATGAATATCATTCTTAGACCGTTTGCTTGATATGTTGATGTAGTTAATGCATAGTTAGAATAATTGAATGGTCCAGCAGCCCACGTATTATTTTTTCCAGCCCACCAATATGTTCCAACTCCAGCGGCGTTAGAAGCATCCCAGGCAATTTGTAAAGTATCTCCTGCAACGAAAGTTCCTAATGCAGTTACTACACCTGTCCACCCAACTGCTGCACCGCCGTTGAGGTTAAGATATGGCATATTAGCAAATCCATCTTTAGGATATCCATCTCTAATTAAGGCAACTGCTACATCAACTGGACCAATACCAGTTATTCCTATTTCCATATAAAACTGTAGAGGAGCTTGTTGATGATCGGCGCCTTGCTCAGGTATTACTGCTGTTCTAGCCCCACCCGCTGTTTGTTGAATAGCACGCCAGGTGAAATGGAATGCGCCGCTGCCGTTAAAGTCTGAAAAAACACTATCAGCAACCCATCCACCGAGTACATTTGCCTGTGTTGAAGTAGTTACTGCTATATATGCAGAACTAGGATATACTTTATTAATGGTAGTTAATAATCCACTTGCGACTATGCCGCCACCGCCACCGCCCCCACCGGCCTGGGAGCCAAGACTATTTCCACCGCCACCACCTCCGGCCACAGCTATAAAGTCTAAAGGATATATATCAGATGTAACTGTAAATATTCCCGACGATGTAAAGATGTGAGCAATATAAGTTGTACCGCTATAGGTATATGACGTAATTGTTCCACCCTGAGCATAGGTGCTAGAAGTTACGTTGGCCGCTGTTTTATCTGAAACATAACGTTGGCGGCGGGTTATACCTAAATCTAAGGTCATTGCTTATTATTCAGTTGGAGTTTCCACAGGAGGAGTTTCCACAGGAGGAGTTTCCACAGGAGGAGTTTCTTCTGTTATTACAGGTGCCTGGGGAATTTCATTAGATTTCCAAGATAGTGTTTCTTCATCCCAAGAATAAAAAAAGCCTTCAACAGTATCAGGTTGTGTTATAGGTGCTCGCCATAAACAAGTGTTTTCACTTAAAACCCAGCTTGGATAAGGCTGTGGAGCATAGAATGCATCTCTTTCAACATCATAAGTGTAGCCCATTCCTGCATAATTTTTTCTAAGTGGTTCTCCACCTAACCTATGCTCTCCACCATAGGTATTATAGCTAGTTTGTATCCAGGATTCTGGCGCACCAAACATTCCTGTATTAATTACATCTTGTTCTGCTACAATAACCTGTGTTACTATACCGTTTTCTACTTTTGCAAAGTGACCCATTTGTTGACCTCGTGATTATGTTATTAGGTATTTATTAATCTAACTTTTGTTAGGATTAATATTTTTGATTTGTGTAATTTACCAGCTAGTGGCAACTACTATACCATCGCCACCTCGGCCGCCTGCACCACCTGCAGAAATGCCACCGCCACCGCCACCACCTCCGCAGCCATAAGCACCATCGCCACCACGACCACCAACACCACCGGCGCCACCACTGCTTGCACCTCCAGTTCCGCCATAAAAGTACCATAATCCACGAATAGGTTGAGTACCATTAGACCCAGGGCCACCTGACGCGGTTGTTGTTCCGCCTGCAATGCCTCCAAGTAAGGTAGGAAATGCACCAACACCTGTAATGTTTCCGCCTGCATTACCAGTGGAAGCTGCTGCTCCAAGACCGCCGCCACCGCTTCCTGGGTTTACTATTAATCCTGATGTACCTAATGCAACAGCAGCAGCAGCAATAGCAGCGCCGCCGGCACTACCAGTAGCACCTGCAATGTTAAGATTGGCTGCCAAAGTTGAATAAAATGTTCCTAGGGTACATAAGGGCGCCTGTGCTACTGTAGTAATAGCTGCTGCTGTACCAACTGTACCACCTACACCAAGTGCTGCGGCGGCACCAACTGTACCTGCATTGACTTTAATTAATAAGTTTTGTGCAGTTAAAGCAGTATCGGGATATATAGCAACGTGGCTAGCTATACCTGATAGTCCTACGTTTCCTGGATTAGCTGTAACTGCTGCACCGCCCAATCCTCCATTTCCCACTGAAATGTATAATGCATCAGGCAATGCCCAGGCTGGAAAAGTAGCAATAGCCTGTGATCCAGAAGGACCGCCGGCTCCACCGCCGGCTGTACTCGCAGCACCTTGCGTTCCGCTTCCACCGCCGCATCCACCTGAGAGTACAAAGAATTGTACAAAGTTAATACCGCGTGGTTTAACCCAAGTTGCCCAGTTAGCACCAGCTACCGGAGAGTTGGCATAAAATACTTGTACATCATATTTAGGATTACCAGCAAGATGACTTATATCTAACATAGATTAATACTTTCCACCTATGCCCATTACATACCAACCTGTAGCTACTTGTCCGCCAAATCCTACTAATACTCTATAACCTGGTGGTAATGCCAAGTTCATTGGATAATCAAGTTCAGTTGTAGCTGCTGTTTGAGACACAGAAGTTGCTGGCAATGATAACTCACCATAGAACATATTGTTATAAACATAATCCGCAGGATTAGCTAACTGACTTGCTATAATAGGTAAAGTTTGTGTATATGAGCTAACAGTTGAGGCAAAATAAACATATTCACCGCCTGACGCAGGACCAGTGTATAAACGATAACTAACAGCACCCGATACTGGAGTCCATGTCCAACTAATTGAATTTGCAATTCCAGGACCTACTACGTTGACAGCAGAAGATTCCGCTGATATAGGCCCTAATCCGCCCCATTGATCAATTGCTTGTACTTTGGCATAAAATGTACCAGTGGTTAATGTTCCACCAGATGTACTCGGAGTTCCTGAAGGAGTTCCGGGAGTAGTTAATGGTGAGGATAAATTTAATGTTCCTTCATTAATCCATATACGGGCAACAGTAGCAACGTTAGCACCGTCTGCTCTTGCTTTAAATCGTATTCTTTGTATAAATCCACCGTTGGTAAGATCTGCTGTAAATATAGGAACAACAAAAGTTCCAGTACCTGCAAAGTCAGCGATAGCAGAGTTAGTAGACGAGTTAACGATCAATACACCGCCCTGTATGTCTCCTACTCTTGAAAAAATTGGGGATGAATTTCCAGCCATGTTTGGTATTCCTTAAATTAACTATATATTTATGGTAGGTACCAACCAGCGGCACCAGTTATTACAGAATAATAAGAACTAACACCAGATGCGCCAGTATCACCTTTACTACCAACAAAACCATTGTTTCCAGATGGTCCCATAGCACCAATTGATCCAGTATAACCAACAGCACTAGTAGCGGGCCCAACCCATGTCCATTCATTTGAAGCTATTTTTATCAATGTACCTATACTATATTGAGCATTTAATATAGGAGTATCAGTATAATGCAGTGTTACTACAGCAGAATATGGAGCAATTGTTACAGCACCTACACCATTTTGTGAAATATCAACACGTTGTCCAATTGCAAAATTAACATCAACATCACGTGGAACTATAACAGTGCTGCCTGATACAGAGGTTAATTCTACTAGATAACCAGCATCACCCGCTGTTAGTGTATAAGTACTACCAGATTGTATGTTTAATGGTTGTACAGCATTAAATCCACCAATACTACCAGTGTAACCAGTACTACCAGTGTAACCAGTACTACCTGTATAACCAGTACTACCTGTATAACCTTGTCCACCAGTGGGTACAACAAACAACCATTCATTGGAATCGGTTTTAATCAACGATCCTAGACTATATTGAGCATTTAATATAGGATAATCTGTGGATACTATAGTAACACCTATATCTCCAACTACAGTAACTCCGCCTGTACCTAATTGCTCTAAATCTAATCTACTACCTATCGGGAAGTTAACTGAACTTTCTGCAGGTACTGTTAATATAAGAGGACTGGTGCTATTTAATTTTATTAACTCGCCAGCATCGCTCAGTACCAATGTATAGTTAGATGTTTGTGTATTAAATTGTTGTATTGCACTACTAAAATTACCTATACTACCTGTATAACCTGTGCTTGTTCCAGCACTACCAGTATAACCATTTTGTAATACAAAATTAAATATAGCAAACTGATTATCGCCAGCATTAGTAACGGTAGCTGTAGTAGGACTAAATGTAACTGTTCCGAGTTGTACTTGGGCAGCAGTTCCTGTACTACCTGTGTAGCCAAGGTCGCCTGTTCTTATATAATTTATACTTAGAGGATCTAAATTGTAAAGTGTACCAACCGTGGAACTAGTACCTGATACATAGGCAACACTTACTGTATAATATGTAGTATTATTTGTTGCTGTAAGTACATTGAATATATTGGTAAATGTGTTTAAGTTAGAACCGTGATTAATTATCAACTGCCCTTTTGGAGATCCAAAATTGCTCGATGGTGTAAATTGTGCTATCCAATTTGAAATATTTAAACCATTAACATCAACACTGTTTATATATATAGAATTTGTAAGTGTAGAAGCCGCATTATTATATCTAATACTACCGTTTAATGTTACACCTGTGGCAGTTGTAGTAGCATCAAAATAAAAGTTCAGTCCACCTTTAGTGCCTTGACTACCAGTATAACCTTTACTACCCCAATAGCCTTGATCACCCTGATCGCCTTTGATACCTTGGCTACCAACATAACCAATGGATCCCATAGGGCCTGGATCACCTAACTCACCTTGACTACCAGTATATCCAGCACTACCTGTCCATCCAATAATATTACCAACATCTAACCAAGTAGCACCATTCCATACCCACATATGACCTGTGCTTGTGGTAACATAAGTATCATTGAAATCACCTGTATAACTATCTGGCCATCCAGGTAGATCTGTATAAGTGGCTGTGGTTCCTTTAATTACAACGCTGGTACCTGTATTACCTTGGCTACCTGTGAAACCTAGTTGACCTAAATAACCGCTAGCAGATATTTCTACCCACTGGTAACTATCTTCATCCTGTGTGAATACAAGTTCAATACCATAATCAGTGTTAAACCAACGATCTCCTACCGCAGGAAAATCTGGAGCATATCTAGAATATGTATAAGAGCTTTCGCCTTTAATACCTCGACTACCGGTGTATCCTAAACTACCTGCATATCCACTGGCTGTACTAGCACTACCGGTATATCCTTGACTACCTGTCCATCCTTGACTACCATCGTAGCCCTGGCTACCTGTCCAACCTTGACTACCTTGATAACCAGCACTACCAGTATATCCTTGACTACCTACAAAACCAACAAACTGTCCTACTGGGATCCATAATGATCCATCCCAGACATTTAAATAGCCATCATCTTGTGTTATGTATCCATCACCGATATCTCCTGTATACGTCATTGGAGTTGGTGGAGTTTGATATCCAGGCAATGCGGTAAATGTGGATGTGCTACCTTTAATTACAACGCTGGTACCTGCAGGTCCCTGACTACCTGAATATCCAAGACTACCCGTATACCCTGTCAATGTGCTTTGGCTACCAGTATATCCAGTGTTACCAGGTACACCTTGATCGCCCGGTGATCCCTGTATACCTTTGCTACCAACATAGCCAGTACTACCTGTCCATCCTATATCACCTTGACTGCCACTATAACCTTGTGGGCCCCGCGCACCTTCGTCGCCTTTACTACCTGTATACCCTGCACTACCAGTATATGCTCTACTACCGGTGTATCCTTCACTACCGGTGTATCCTTCACTACCAGTATAACCTTGTCCTACACTTAGTCCATTAATATAAACGGCTGTGGCAGAAAAAATGCCGCCGACATTTAAATTTCCACCAATACCAACACCACCGACTACTTGTAAAGCACCTGTATTTGTTGATAATGATTGGGTGGATCCTGCTAATGTTAGCGTACTTTGGAATGTAGGTGCACCTGTTCCACGACTTACTAAAACGTTACCAGTAGTACCTGTGCTAACAAATCCTGTTGCATTAGTAGCAGTTTGATATAATAATTGCCCTGGGCCGCCGCCAGTTATATACACAGCGGCATCGGCTGTTCCACTTACAGATCCGGTAAATGTGCCAACAAAGTTACTTGCAGTAAGTACACCTATTACAAATAAATTACCACCTACATTTAAATTTCCACCAATACCAACACCACCATTAACAACCAAAGCACCTGTAGTTGTTGAAGTAGATGATGTAGTATTTGTAATGTATACAACTTCAGCAGTAGTACCAGTAAAACTACCGGTAATTCCTTGAATACCCTGTATACCTTGTAATCCATCTGTGCCCTGTATACCCTGAATGCCCTGGCTACCAGTATATCCTATCTCGCCCTGGATACCTTGTATACCTTGACTACCAGTATAACCTATTATACCTTGTATACCTTGAATGCCCTGACTTCCGGTGTAACCTACTATACCCTGAATACCTTGGCTACCAGTGTAACCTATCTCGCCCTGTATACCTTGTATACCTTGTATACCTTGACTACCAGTGTAACCAATTTCGCCCTGGCCACCGGTAACACCTTGACTACCGCCAGTACCAGTGGTACCTTGAATACCTTGACTACCAGTATACCCTATTTCGCCTTGAATACCCTGAGTACCTTGTCCACCAGTAATACCCTGACTACCGCCAGTACCAGTTGTACCTTGTATACCTTGACTACCGGTGTAACCTATTAAACCTTGTATACCTTGACTACCGGTGTAACCTATTAAACCTTGTATACCCTGTATACCTTGACTACCGGTGTAACCTATTAAACCTTGTATACCCTGTATACCTTGACTACCGGTGTAACCTATTTCGCCTTGGATACCCTGAGTACCCTGAGTACCTTGACTACCGGTGTAACCTATTTCGCCTTGGATACCCTGAGTACCTTGGCCACCGGTAACACCCTGACTACCACCAGTACCAGTAGTACCTTGAATTCCCTGTATGCCTTGTAGGCCGTCGGTGCCCTGTAACCCTTGACTACCAGTATATCCTACAATACCTTGAATACCTTGTACTGATATACCTTGTATACCTTGTATACCTTGACTACCTGTATAGCCTATTACACCCTGGATACCTTGTGTGCCTTGGGCACCGGTGGCGCCGCGTGGTCCTTGTCCACCTTGACTACTCTTTTCAAGGGCGACATAGTCAATCCAAGTTCTGTGTGCTGTATTACCAAAACTAACGTGATTAATTCTAGCTGTAACATTACCACTAGATATATAAGGTAATGAATCAATTGTACCTAAAATAAACTCAAACCAACCAGGTGATCCTGAATATGTAGTAAATGTGTCCCATTGATTTTGATGATAGTTATACAGCTCAATATTTTGTGTATGTCCAGAGTTTTGAGTATAGTTAATATTCAATACAATACGATTGAAATCTGTTATGTTCTCAAAACCAATATAAACAATATGTCCAGGAGCACTAGACCCATCATTGATACTATAGAATCCAGTATTGGTGCCAGTATTAAAATCGTTAAATACCCAAATGTCACTTACAGTACCGAAGTTATAAGTTCCATAAACTGTACTTGTAGTTCCTGCCAAAGAAGTTAATCCTGAAATAGTTCCTGGATTATTGGTAATATATGTAGCAGTATGTGTAACTGTTTGTAAATCAACAGCAGTTAAAATTCTTGAACCAGCAATATAGCTGGTATTCATAGCATTAATTGCGCCGCCTACGCCCAAGCCACCACGTACTACTAATGCACCTGTGGTAGTTGATATAGATTCAGTAGTTGCTGTATTAAATACTGCGGTAAGGTATTCCGAGTTTTCACCTGCTACTACAATCTTAACACTAGTTTGGCTTGATAATGTACCAATTACTAAATGGCCAGCAGTTGGAAACTCACTGTGTCCAACAAGTAAATAGCCGTCGTTTGGACCCAGATTGTCACCAAACGTACCAGGCGCGGTTCCGTCCCATCCACTGCTGGTAATGCCCATGTCAATAAATGCATTACTATCAGTGACATTATCTGCTGATGCTACAATATCTGTGCTGGCCCAGTTACCTGCATTAATGTTCTGTACATTAATTTCCATGTAATCATTAAGATCACCTGTAAACTGAGCCATTGTTTGTGCAAATGGAGTATATCCAAGCACACCGGCATATAAAGCACCACTACCTGTTACATCACCATAGAATGTAGCACTATTAGCAGACAGAACATTTAACGTTATATTGGTACCAGTAATGTAACCACTAACATTTAAATTACCATGTAAATATCCATCACCGTTGATATTAAAACCACTATTACCACCAATTCCACCTGCTACATAAAATGCATTGTCAGAGAATGATGATGTGCTAGTAAGAGTATTATTAATTCTAATAGCACGACTGGTTGTATTTCCTCTACCAGTAACACTTTCTAGTGTACTAGTGTTCCAAATAGTAACATTACCTGTGCTGGTACTTACTGCGGTATCTGTTCCTGCTGTAATAATAGTTTTAGATGCGTAATCATTAACGGTAGCAGTAGTAATTACTTTCTGACCTCTTGTATAAACATCTCCACCTACCCAAACATCTAATCCAATGCCTACTCCACCAGAAACTTGTAAAGCACCAGAAGATGTGTCTGTTGCATTGGTAGTATTATATGTTTGAATTATGTCATCTGTTTTAACTAAAGTAGTAGTTACAGTAGTATATTCAATGGTTAAACTTTGTGCAACAATATTGCCGCCAACATACAAATCTCCACCAATGCCAACGCCGCCAACAACTTGCAGAGCACCACTATTAGTTGATGATGAAGTAACAATTGATTGAACAACTATATTGCCTGGAGCTGTTAAGTTACCATCATAACTAAACTGCCATGTATTTGTTATTGATGTATCAGTGCCTGTCCTAATTAATACACCGCCATTAGAACCGCCAATACTTCTTACAGCCGACAAACTTGCACTAGCGCCTAGATCTAGTTGATTGGCTCCATATGGGCCACCAACAATGTTACCACCTACTTCAATATAACCATTAGATGCAAATTTAGTAAGATGTCCGTTATTACGAATCTCAACAGCACCTGTAGTACCTATAACTAAATCTGTTGTAGCGGTAATTGCAGATGTAACAACTTGGCCGCCAACCCAAACATCGTTACCTACACCAATACCGCCTGCTACTACTAATGCACCAGTAGTAGTTGATAATGCTAGTGTTGTATTAACAATTGTATATGTGCCGGTACCTAATGTTAAAGAAATTCCTGCAACATCGGCATATGTGCTAGATGATGCTTGTACTGCATTGGCTACCAAAGTACTTGTATTAAAACTTAACGCAAATCCACTTGTAGTAGCAAAATTAGATGTTGTGGCATTAACAGCGTCAGATACTAACGTACTAGTATTAAAACTTAGAGCATATCCACTTGTGGTAGCAAAGTTAGAAGTTGTAGCACTAACAGCATCAGATACTAACGTACTAGTATTAAAACTTAAAGCATATCCACTCGTGGTAGCAAAATTAGATGTAGTTGCTGTATCGGCTAAAACTGCATGTGCAACCAATGTTGCTGTATTGAAACTTAATGCAAATCCACTTGTGGTAGCAAAGTTAGAAGTTGTAGCACTAACTGCATTGGCCACTAACGTGCTTGTATTGAAATTTAGAGCATAAGTAGCGGTAGTGGCAAGATCTGCAAGACTAGATGTGGTTGCTACTCCAGTAAATGATCCAATAAATGTTCCAGCAGTTATAGATCCGCCAACATTCAAGTCGCCGGCAATACCAACACCGCCTGAGACTATTAACGCACCTGTATTAGTTGATATTGAATTTGTTGATGTGGTTATTAACAATATTCCAGTTACAGTATTAACACCTACCAAAGTAGCATTAGTTATTGTATTAGACCAAACTCTTGTACCATCAAGATATCCAACTAATAATTGTCCATCATTAAATGGTAATCCAAGATCTGGTTCTGCCTGGCTTGCGTCTAAATATTCATAGCGATCAGCGGTGAGATTGCCACCGCTTAATTTCTTTATCTTACCGCTGAATAATCTACTTTTACTCATTGCTGGTTTCTAATATGCTTAAAACTAAATTAACACAATTATTCGCACCTGCACTGGCTGTAACTGATGCACCTGATTCAATTACTAACTTACCCGTTGTAACTTCACAAGCATCATTAACTGGAATTTCAAAATCTTTAAGCATAACAAAATCAGTGGCATTTTTTACCAAAGTAAATCTTACAGTAACTGGACTTGCACCAATATTAGTAGCTTGGGCTCCTAATACAATGGTAGTAACACCTTCAGGGGTAGTATAGACAGTTTGAGTAGCATTTGTTAATTCAAATGCTTTTGTTTTAAACGAATTTAATGGTAATGTTGCGGTTGCCATATTTTATCTTCCAATTGCCAAAATATACGGTGTCATGACCGCAAACAGACTCTTTGTAAATGTTCTTCCAGAGATTGTTCCTATGTTGTTATTTATAACCAGATCGTTACCAATTCGGAAATCTCCTTTCTGATCAGTACCAGTATAATAAACTTTACCACCATTAACAGCCACTGCTTGATTTTCAGTAATAGGTTCACCGCCTAAATAAGGTAACGCAGCATTAATATTTGTTCCTGCTCCAATCCATTCAAAATTATGTGCCGAACTTTGAATTAAGCTATACTGTTGGAAAGTAACAGGTGTATTATCATCAACTACAGTTGCTAGTGCCTGCTGTAGAGTAATAGTACTTGAGTATGCATTTTCTACAACATTGGCAACAATATCAATCAATGATTGTGCTCGATCTGAATCTTCTTGATATCCTGGATCATTGCTGGTATTTTGTGACACCCCTAATTGTAATGGAGTTATAACATTTTCTAATACAACGTCGTCGACTATTGTTTTAATAAAATAGTAGGCAGCTATGGTTGCTAGTTTTTCAGTATTAGATATTCTAAATACTGCGCCATCATAATAAGAATCGGCGGCTACAGCAGTTTGACTATTTCCACCATATAATAAATCATAACTTACAGCATCAATTATATATCCAACATCACGTTTACAAGTAGCTGTACTATAAACTACTCCGACATAACTGGTATTAATAAATGCCACAGTTTCTGCTTGTATAAATGCTCGATTGTTTAATAATAATTCAAAAGCATGTTCTACATTTGCATCGCTGCTAGGAGTTGTTCCAATAGGCACGTGTGGTGGTGCAACACTAGGGCCATTATTAATAATATTAGTTATAGTAGATATTTTTGTATGAATTAGTCTAGACTCAGCCACAGTTCCAGTACTAGCAGATATATATTGACTAACAACTGTTTGATATGTAGCTGTTATTACAGTACTTGTAATTATTTTTTGTGATATATCTCTTATAAAATTATATGCAGCAGTAGTTTGAGGAATTTCGTTGGCTATTACAGTTGCGGTAGAGGCTGTATTATAACCATAATAGTAAACTCCGCTCATTATACTTTGTCTATTACCACCGTGTAACAAATCAATTACTACACTGTTAATCATAAAACCTACATCTCTATAGCAAGTAGAAGTACTATAGGTAAAATCAGGGTAATTGGTAGTAATCCAATCAATGGTATTATTTTGTATATCAGTTTTGAAGGATAATATAGCAATGTAGGCAGAATTTATATCACCATTAGTGGATGCAAAACCATTAGGAACAATTCGATCTGTAACGCCAGTTGTTCCTGTATTTAAAATATCAATAATAGTATTAAAATTATCAATTACTATATCCCTTGAAGTAGTTCCACCATAAGAATTAGCAATAGCACTAACCTGATCTCTAACATATGCTATAGCAGCAGTAGTAGTGGTTAGTTGATTAACTATATCACCAACATAACTATTTTGGCTCCAATATTGTAATCCTGCAAATGCACTTTGACTAGTTCCACCATAGAGTAAGTCAAATGCTATACTATCAATAACAAGTCCTGTATCTCTATAACAAGTTGCTGTATTATAAGTAAACCCACTTACATAAGCTACGGTTTCTTCAGCAATAAAATTTTTATTAGCTTGCAATTGAAGTACTGCATTTTGTGTATGTATAGTAGCTGTAGTTGGAGGATTAAATGTAAATGAAGGTGCAACACCTAATCCATTTTCCATAATGTTTAATATTATATCAAATAAATCAGCGACACGAGTGTAAGGGTCAGTGGCAATTTCTAGTAATTCCAACACTTTGCCTTTTAAATAAGTTACAGCACTTAATGTTTCTGTTAATTGAGTAGTAATTACCGTAGACGATGCAGCTCTATAATAACTAGTACCTGCTAAGATACTTTGATAATTTGTATTCAATACCATATCATAGCATACAGATTCTAAAATTATACCTACATCTCTACTACATTTAAATTGATTAAAATCAAAGCCCGGGAATGTTTCTAAAACATGATTAATTGTTTGGACTTGTAATTTAGGTTTATCATTTAATATAGTTTGTCTAGCATTTCTAAATCCTGCAAGTTCCGCAAGAAGATAAGGATAAGTTATATCAACGTTACCTGGTTTAAATGTGGTACTAGCAGTAATAGTATAGTAGTTACCATCACCGAAACTTATTGCATCACCAATACTAGGCTTTTGGCTTAAATTATCTATAACAAATGTTCTGCCGCTGGTATCGCCATTAACGTTGCCTGTATATTTTACCGCACCTACCCCATCTGCATATAGTGCATAATTACCAAAACTACTATTACTATTGGTAATAGAGCAGAAGCCTCCAGATTCACATAATATACCCTTATCACAACAAATGGTAAACACAGAAACAAGCTGTGTATATCCACTGTTGAGCATATGTATACCAATACCACCTTGATTATATTGTGTAAACGCATCAACAACCATACTCTTAGTGCCCAATGCAAAATTACCATCTACACGCATACCTGTACCATCTGTGGTCATACTTGTACAATTTTGTACATATGGGCTGGTAGAAATAACTCCAGCACTCCCATCAGGATTAAATGAAATTGCTGCGGCCGGAGACTCGTGATCTTTAAATGTCATATGTGCAATATAAACACCGTTATTGACATAGAATATATCGTGTGTAGAGGTAGTAGGTCTAACGGTTACAGATCGTAGATTATCGCCTACAATAGACACAAAATCAGGTACTGTAATAGGGGTTATTTCAGTATAATCGCCACTTTTGACAAAAATAGTAGTTCCTGTTCCTGCTGCTGCCACAGCTGATGCAATAGTAAGTTTAGTGCTGGCTAAACTACGTCCGTCATTAGCATCGTTACCACTTTTACTAACGTAAAGCACATTACTAACTGCAATACTTAATGTAGATGTACTAGCAGAACCGGTATAACCTTGTATACCGCCATAGTCTAAATCATCCCAGAAGTCAATACCGTTTCCAATTTTGAACAAATTGGTGTCGGTTTCGATCCCCATTTCTGCTTCGGCCAGTTTGGGATTAACGGAATGCCATTCAAATGCTGTTCCCCGTCTAAATTGGATTTGTACTGCCATTTTTACCTTTTATACCTGCTTAGAGGTATTTATCAAGTTACGCCGCCAGCATCTAAACTGGTAATTCCACCATAATTTGTACCAGGATAACCCCCATCTAAGTTATAACTGCCGCCGCCGCCTGATCCACCTGTACCTGCTGGGCCCATTGGACCCACTGCACCTTGTATACCTTGTACGCCTTGTATACCTAGCCCTTGTATGCCTTGCAGACCTCTGGTACCTTGTACACCCTGGCTACCAGTATAACCTATTATACCTTGAATACCTTGGCGACCTTGTATACCCTGGCTACCAGTGTAACCTACTATACCTTGGCTACCGATAATACCTTGACGTCCTTGTATACCCTGGCTACCAGTGTAACCTACTATACCTTGTATACCTTGACTACCAGTATCACCTTTATTAAACGGTAACCAAATTAAACTACCATATGCATCTAAATCACCTGCACTAGGGGCCTGCGTATAGTTAGAAGTAGCATTTGCAATCCAAAGACCATTATTATACTTAACAACCATTCCAAAGAAATAATTTGGAACGCTACTTGTCCACTCACCTTGATAGTCAAAGGGATAAGCACCTTGTATACCTTGTAATCCGTTGGTACCTTGAATACCTTGGATACCTTGGCTACCGGTATAACCTATTACACCCTGTGTTCCTTGAATGCCTTGACTACCGGTGTAACCTATTATACCTTGTATACCTTGACTACCGGTATATCCTACAATACCCTGTATACCTTGACTACCAGTGTAACCTATTACACCCTGTGTTCCTTGACTACCTCGGCGAACCAATGCCAACATTAAGTGGAGATCAGCACCAAAGTTAATGGTACCATCTCCATTTGATCTGGTCAAATCAACCGGTACGGTCCAATATCCTGAATTATTTGTAGGTGTTCCTGTTATAAAGAACTCTTGATAATTAGTACTATTATCTTGATCTTGTATTAGAATAGTTTCTGCTGCTGACAGCAACGTTAAGAATACATCAATATCTATACTATCTCTTGTTATATGACTAATGTTAATTGAAGTTGAATCAATCTGAGTGTTAGTATTCCAAAGAATATAACCATTACTTGGATTACCCGATGTATTAGCTACATTGGCCTTATATAAAAATAAACTAGTGCTTATACCATTAGAGCCTTGAATTCCTTGTGTACCTTGAATGCCCTGTGATCCATCTGTACCTTGAATACCCTGAGAGCCTTGACTGCCTGTATATCCAATGAATTCTCCAACATCATTCCATATTGTTCCAGACCAAACAGCAAGATGGCCAGTGTCTATTAAAATATATCCATCACCAATATTTCCTAGATATGGAATAATTAATGTTGAATATGATGATGTTGAGCCAACGATAACCACACTAGTACCAGGTGTGCCAGGTACTCCTTGACTACCTGTATATCCAATTGCTGTACTAGCACTACCGGTATAACCTAAAACACCTTGAATGCCTTGTAAACCATTGGTACCTTGAATGCCTTGTAAACCATCTGTGCCCTGAGTACCCTGTATACCTTGTAGTCCGTTGGTACCCTGAATGCCTTGACTACCAGTATAACCTATTATACCTTGAATGCCTTGTAGTCCATCTGTGCCCTGAGTACCTTGTATACCTTGAATGCCTTGACTACCAGTATAACCTATTATACCTTGAATGCCTTGTATACCATCTGTGCCCTGTATACCTTGTAGTCCATCAGTGCCTTGTATACCTTGTAGTCCATCAGTGCCTTGTATACCTTGTAGTCCATCAGTGCCCTGTATACCTTGTAGTCCATCAGTACCTTGAATGCCTTGTATACCTTGTGTACCATCAGACCCTTGTATACCAGTAATACCTTGTATACCTTGTAGTCCATCAGTGCCCTGAATACCTTGTATACCTTGTAGTCCATCAGTTCCCTGTATGCCTTGTATACCTTGTAGTCCATCAGTTCCTTGTATGCCTTGTGGTCCATCAGTTCCTTGTATGCCTTGTGGTCCATCAGTTCCCTGAGTTCCCTGGCTACCAGTATAACCAATTATTTGTCCAACATCTGTCCAATCAGGATCAGACCATATCCATAAATGTCCATCATAGGTTACAATATATCCATCGCCAATATTACCTGTCCACGGAATGACCAGTGACGATGATGTTGATATAGAACCAACAATTGTTACACTAGTACCGGGTGTACCTGGATTACCCTGACTACCAGTATAACCTGTAGCTGTACTTGCGCTACCTACATATCCTTGGAAACCTTGGATGCCCTGCAGTCCATCTGTGCCCTGAATACCTTGTAAGCCCTCAGTACCCTGAATACCCTGCAATCCATCTGTGCCCTGAATACCCTGCAATCCATCTGTGCCCTGAATACCCTGCAATCCATCTGTGCCCTGAATACCCTGCAATCCATCTATGCCCTGAATACCTTGTAAACCCTCAGTACCCTGAATACCTTGTAAACCCTCAGTACCCTGAATACCTTGCAATCCATCAGTACCCTGTATACCTTGTAGTCCATCAGTACCCTGTATGCCCTGTAGTCCATCAGTGCCCTGTATGCCCTGTAGTCCATCAGTGCCCTGTATGCCCTGTAGTCCATCAGTGCCTTGTATACCTTGTAAGCCCTCAGTGCCCTGTATACCTTGTAATCCATCAGTGCCTTGTATACCTTGTAAGCCCTCAGTGCCCTGTATACCTTGTAAGCCCTCGGTGCCCTGTATACCTTGTAGTCCATCAGTGCCTTGTATACCTTGTAAGCCCTCAGTACCCTGTATACCTTGTAAGCCCTCAGTGCCCTGTATACCTTGTAGTCCATCAGTGCCTTGTATACCTTGTAAGCCCTCAGTACCCTGTATACCTTGAATTCCCTGAATACCTCGGCGAACCAATGCCAACATTAAGTGTTGATCAGCACCAAAGTTAATGGTACCATCTCCATTTGATCTAGTCAAATCGACTGGTACCGTCCAATATCCTGAATTATTTGTAGGTGTTCCTGTTATAAAGAACTCTTGATAATTAGTACTATTATCTTGATCTTGTATTAAAATAGTTTCTGCTGATGACAATACTGCTAAGAATACATCAATGTCTATGCCATCTCTTGTTATATGGCTAATATTAATTGAAGTTGAATCAATCTGTGGATCAGTATTCCAAAGAATATAACCATTACTTGGATTACCCGATGTATCAGTTGTATTAGCGTAGTATAAGAATATACTTGTGCTTATACCATTAGCACCTTGTAGTCCATCAGTTCCCTGTGTGCCCTGTGTTCCTTGTATACCTTGTCTGCCTTGTACACCTTGTATACCCTGACTACCAGTATATCCTACAATACCCTGGATGCCCTGAGGACCTTGAATGCCTTGTAACCCAGTGGTTCCTTGTGTACCTGTATTTCCTTTTTCACCTTGGGGTCCACGTGGACCCTCTGATCCAGGGTCACCTTGGGGACCAACAATTGGTCCAATATTTTCCCAGGTAACTGTAACAGTATTCCAGAAGTATACATCTCCGTTAGTAGTATTAATCCAACCCTGTCCTGGTAGCCCATACCCAACAGTTGATGTAGTAACAGTAGTTGTACTACCAATTAATACAATACTTACTCCTTGATCACCGGTAAAACCTCTAGGTCCTTGTGTACCGGTAGTTCCTGGTAGTCCTTGATCTCCTAGATCACCCTTGTCTCCTTGACTACCAGTAAATCCAATTGCATCATATGCGCCTCGACTACCTGTATATCCAGTGGCACCTACTACCACGGATTCCCATTGTGATGTTAAGGTATTATAATATTTTAACTGACTCATTTTATTACCAAGTATATACCACTGCTAATCCAGCGCCGCCTACACCACCATTACCGCCGAGACCTGTAGTACCTGCTCCTGCACCACCACCACCGCCACCTCCACCGGGTTGTCCACCATTACCGCCACGGCCACCATTTCCTCCAGCAAGTAGAGATGCGCCGCCGCCACCACCACCAGCACCACCTTTAGTAGAATTGCCAGCCGCACCAGTACTTCCGTTGGTTCCGTCAGCAACTAATGAACTGTCTCCAGCTGCGCCGCCGCCGCCGGTTGTAAATACTCCACTGTTTCCACCCGGGGCAGCAGCACCAACTGTAGTTGTTGTTCCTCGCCCAGCACCTGATCCACCACCGCCACCGCCAAATAGTGAACTTCCACCTGCACCAGATGTTGCTGGTGCTGTTGTAGATCCTCCACCACTTGCACCACCATATTCTGCTCCCTGAGTTGCATTAACACCTGCTGCTAATGCCACTACTCCTCCAAGCGCACCAGTTGGTCCAAAGTTACCGGTTGTAACGCCAGTTCCTGGAGTTCCGCCTGCGCCGCCCGCAGCAGCACCACTCGCACCAGCTGTTGCCGAGCCACCGCCACCGCCACCACCAGTGGCTAATGCTGTAATCTGACCTGGTCCGCCGCCGCCGCCACCGTATGCAAATAATATACCGCCGAAGTCTGATCGTCCGCCAATACCGCCAACAACTCCAACACCATTGCCACTTGTAGTACCACCTGCACCTGATGTGCCGCCAAGCCCTATTGTTACATTTATAGATGGGTCTAGATCAGCGGCAACATAGGTAGCAACAGCATGAGCTCCAGCACCGCCGCCTGCGCCACCCTTACTGACAACCACAGTAGCAGTAGTTGACCCGCCACCGCCACCTCCGCCCGCTCCCCATAATTTAACCATAACAAATTTAGGATTAAATGTGGTTGGTTTTGTCCAAGTATTAGTTGCTGTAAAAACTTGCACATCTGTTGGGCCGCCCAGCCCTTGGGTAACAGGTGTTCCTGCAGAATTCAATCTTATAAAAGTTGAACCATCATAAGAAATACTTTCACTAAATCCTAAAATACCAGACCACAACGGAGTAATGATAGCTCCATCAGAATATTGAATAGTACAAGTATTAGTAACAGATGATGAGGTGTTTGTTATAAAAATTGATTTAATTGAACGATATGTATTAGGTGCAGGTGCTGCTGTTATAATAGTAGTAGTTGCACCAGTTATTGCAGCAGTATTAGTTCTACCAGGAGTTATTACACCTGTTAATGAGTTGTTGTCTACCCAAGTTATATAACTTGTTACATATCCTGCATCAGATGTAACAAGTTGAAGAATATCTGTAGTTGTGGTTAAAAATATCATATGTTTTTCTCTTATTTAATTATAAAATAATCCCACCAAGTAAGGATTATATATATTTGGAGTGATGTTTCCAGTAATATTTAAATTTCCGCCGACATTTAAATTTCCACCAATACCAACTCCTCCTGCTACTATTAACGCACCTGTTGTAGTTGACGTTGATATGCTAATATTTGTAATGTTTACAACTTGAGCAGTGGTACTTGTAAAACTTCCAGTTTGGCCTTGACTACCTGTATAACCTTGAATTCCATTATCTCCCCGATCACCTGTTCTAGCAAATGTAACAATAACAACCATACCGTTAGTGAATGTTGGTGTGCCTGACAAATATGCAATAGGAATATGGAAATGATTAATTGAAGGAGTTCCTTCTTCGGTATGTGATCCAGTTATGGCAAACAACCCATAGTTATTAGGATCTGCTTTTTCTGTTACTGAAAAGTGTCCTTTTATTAGTGAAGTGGAATCATCAATGGTTTGCAAATATGAATAAACAGACTCACTAAGACGATCATAGAAATTAATATAGGCCACTGTAGTACTGGTAGAAAACGTTGATGTATTAAATTCTATTTGTCCAGAGGCAGGGTCAGTTCCAGTTGTATCACTACTGTATACATATTCAAATGCTGCTCCACCAAAACTACCTGCTTCACCTTTACTACCGGTATATCCAATACTGCCAGTATAACCTACAACACCTTGTGTACCTTGAATGCCCTGTACACCCTGCCGACCTTGAATTCCTTGTATACCTTGTATTCCATTGGCCCACGCTACATCAAAATCAGTTGAGCTCAGTTTTACTAAAACTTGTCCTTCTGTTCCACCTAATGGAACTAACGGAACTAGAGGGTTCTCTACAGTATCAAGCCATAAAATATCTGTAGTCGGGGGCGGTGTTGCTCCTATAAAAACTCCAGTATCACCGTGGCTACCTGTATAACCTATAACTCCCTGAATGCCCTGGCTACCAGTATAACCTACAATACCTTGTATACCTTGACTACCAGTATAACCTATTATACCTTGTATACCTTGAATGCCCTGACTTCCGGTGTAACCTACTATACCCTGAATACCTTGGCTACCAGTATAACCTATTATACCTTGTATACCTTGTACACCCTGAATACCTTGACTACCAGTATAACCTATTACACCTTGTATACCTTGACTACCAGTATAACCTATTATACCTTGAATGCCTTGAATGCCTTGTAAACCGTCAGTGCCCTGAATACCTTGTATACCTTGTGACCCATCAGTACCTTGTATGCCCTGAATACCATCAGTGCCCTGAATACCTTGTATGCCTTGTGACCCATCAGTACCTTGTATACCCCGAATGCCTTGACTACCAGTATAACCTACGATACCTTGTATACCTTGGACTCCAATAAATCCTCTTATACCTTGAATGCCTTGTAAACCATCAGTACCTTGTGTACCCTGTATACCTTGTAGTCCATCTGTACCCTGAATACCTTGAATGCCTTGTAGCCCATCTGTACCTTGAATGCCTTGTAAACCATCAGTACCTTGTGTACCCTGTATACCTTGTAGTCCATCAGTGCCCTGAGTACCTTGTATACCTTGTAGTCCATCTGTGCCCTGAGTACCTTGTATACCTTGAGGCCCTTGAATGCCCTGTGATCCATCTGTTCCTTGTATACCTTGTATACCATCAGTACCCTGTATACCCTGAATGCCCTGTGATCCATCTGTACCTTGTATACCTTGAGCGCCTTGACTGCCTGTATATCCAATAAATTCTCCAACATCATTCCATATTGTTCCAGACCAAACAGCAAGGTGTCCAGTATCTATTAAAATATATCCATCACCAATATTTCCTAGATATGGAATAATTAATGTTGAATATGAAGAAGTTGAGCCAACGATAACCACACTAGTACCAGGTGTGCCAGGTACTCCTTGACTACCTGTATATCCAGTTGCTGTACTAGCACTACCGGTATAACCTAAAACACCTTGAGTACCCTGAATGCCCTGTAGTCCATCTGTGCCTTGTATACCTTGAATTCCATCTGTGCCTTGTATACCTTGAATTCCATCTGTGCCTTGTATACCCTGTATACCTTGTGATCCATCAGTGCCTTGTATACCCTGTATACCTTGGATACCCTGACTGCCAGTATAGCCAATACTACCAGTATAGCCTAAGCTACCAGAATAACCTCGACTACCAGCATATCCTGCACTACCTGTATAACCTCTACTACCAGTATATCCTTTGCCGCCGCCAGTAAGCGATTGTATAACTTCAATAGAAAAACTTGCACTCTTACTTTGTGGAGTGTTATCAGTTATTGTAATAGAATAAAGTGCAGCAGTTGCAGTAGAAGTTGGTGTACCTGATATATCACCAGTACTTGTATTAAAAGATAATCCAGCAGGCAGTGTCAATGGACTAATAGCATAGGTATAAGTTCCAACTCCACCGGACCCTGTTACAGCGTGTAATGTAACAGAATTACCTATACTTAAAGAAAATAAACTATCAGACGCTACCGCGGTTAATGGATCGGGTAAAACATCATTAACCGTTAATGTAAATGTACCAGAATTAGTTTGTCCTAGTATATCAGTAACTACAACTGAATATAGTGTAGTTGCTGATGTTTCGGACGGTGTTCCAGAAATTTCACCAATACTGGTATTGTATATCAATCCTGCTGGTAAATTGTTGCCAATTATTGTATATGCTTTTTGTCCAAATCCACCAGTTGCTAGAACTGGAATAACAGGAGTTACAGAAGTATATTTTGTGTAAACCAACGTTGGATAAGGCGTTGTAATAGATATTGGTTGTGGTAGAATATCAAGTAAGAAACTACTACTACTAACTTGAAATAATGCATCTGTAGCAGTTACTACATATGTAGCGGTAGTACTTGTTGTTCCAGGAACGCCACTAATAGCGCCTGTATTGACATCAAAAGTTAATCCCAACGGTAATGTTGGACCAATAACATAAGATATCTGTCCATCACCACCCGATGCAGTTACTGGAGTAAATGCTGTAAAACTTTGATTAACAGTTAATGTAACCGAAGCTGTAGTAGAGGTGGTTAATATTGGAGCAGGCTCATTTACAATTATGTTAGTAGTTGTACTAGCAGTATTATTATCAGTATCTTTAGCAGTAATTGTATAAGCTGTATCTGTACAGGTAGAACTTGGTGTTCCATATATCCTACCTATGCTACCATCAAATGATAATCCTATGTTAGCAGTTATATCCGGCGATATAGTAAAACTAGTGCCACCGCTACCGCCTGAACTCGTCGCAGGGATAAATGGTGTGATAGTTTTGCTTCTTGTCAATACCGAAGTAACTACAACTTGTGTAATTGATAGCGGTACATAGGTAATCTTTATTGCATAATTAGTGCTACTTGATTGTCCTATACTATCTGTTGCAGAAATAGTGTATATTTTATCTACATATTTTGTAGCATATCCAGATAAAACACCGTTTGTACCAAACGTTAATCCTGTATCTGTTTTAACATCTGGATTAATAGAAAAAGTTATAGAACCATATCCACCACCGGCACCAACTGGTGCTAGATTAACATTAGTAACTGATTTATAAAATGTACTACTACTAACTGTTGGGTTTGTAAGAAATGTAGAAATTGGTGGTGGTTCAACAACATTTAAATCAAATGTGCTTATTCCACTAACACCTAATGTATCAGTAATACTAACAGAATATGTAGTAGTTGTGCTGGTAGTAGTTGCTTTGCCAGAAATAAATCCAGTTGATGTACTAAACAATAATCCAGCGGGTAGACCTATGTCTAATTCGTAACCATATGTTTCAGATCCACCTGTGGCACTCACTGGCCTATATGATGTAGCGTTAACGCTACGTATAAAAGTTTCTTTTTGTTTGTCAGTCTTAACCACTAACGGTCTAGTTTTAACAGTTAATAAGAAACTTGATGATGTCGACTGTGCTGCTTGGTCAGCAATGGTAACGGTAAATGCAGTGGCCGTTATTAAATATTTTGTTGCGGGTCCTGATATCTGTCCAGCATTTACACCATTAGTAGCAAAGGTAAGTCCTGTTGGTAATAAGGGCGATATAGAATAATTTAATGAGCCATATCCACCATTAGCAACCACAGGAGTAAATGCGGTAAAGGTATCATATTGTGTTAATATTTTTTCTGTTATAGCAGACACAATTAACACTGGCGGAGCATCTACTCTTAGAGTAAATATTTTACTACTTGTTTGAGGCGATGGTGTAGTTTGGTCAGTGACAGTTACAGTATATGGTGTATTACCAATTACCGACGTTGCAGTTCCATATACATAACCAGTGCTGGTATTAAATGATAACCCAGTGTCTGAAGTTATGTTTGGTAAAATAGAGTAGGTATAACTACCATCTCCACCACTGGCGCTTACTGGTCTAAAATTTGCAATTGCAACATTCTTTATTGCAGGTGGCGGAGTAGGAACATCTAAAAATGTGCTCAACGCTAACGCTACTACTTCAATACTAAATGTTCCACTACTTGTTTGTGGTGGGACAGCTTGATCTGAAACAGTTATAGTAAAATTAGTAGGTACCAACAATGCTGTAGGATTTCCAGATATTACTCCATTAGTTGAATTAATAGATAGCCCAATTGATGCTAAACTTACTGTACCGGTGATGGTATATAATAATGATGTTCCTTGCGGAAGATATCCACCACTACCAGTAACAGGAGTAAAAGAATAGGTGCCAGATTTCTTAGTCAGTGTATATGGGGCCGCAGGTGATACAGTAGAATTTAATGCTGGCAGATCTACAACGGTAATTGTAATAGTAGCATTATTAGTTGATGCAACTGGTGTATTATAATCTGTTACCGTAATTACATAAGGTGTAGCTGCTGTTACTACTGTACCAGTTCCGGAAATATATCCAGTTGTGGTATTAATGCTAAGTCCCGTAGGCAACGAAGCTGCTGAATAACGTAATCCTCCATACCCACCACTACCATTAACAGGTTTAAATGTTGTAAAAGGTATTGTTCGATTAAATTGGTAAGTACTTGGAATAACCGCAGTAGCGACCACTGCTGGAGCAGTTACGGTCAAGATAACTACATCAGTCTTTGAAGCACCAGCACTATCTGCAACTTTTACGGTATATTGTGTAGCACCACTATATGCTGTTGGTGTTCCAGAAATAACACCGGTTGTTGGATTAATGGATAATCCTGCAGGTAACGATGGAGGAGAAACAATACTGTATGTATATGGAGTAGTTCCACCTGCTGCACTCAATGGTTTAAAACTATCTGCTGTACCTTGTGTTAGACTACGTGAACTAATATCTAATGTATAAGATAAATCAGCAGCACCGGGATTTGTTGTTATTTTAAATGATGCAGAACCACTTTTTGGAGGACTGCTACCATCAGTGAATGTAACCGTATAAGTTTTAGTTCCAACATCTGCGTTTTGTGGAGTTCCTACAATTGTTACAGCAGCATAGTTTTGCCAATCTTTATACTGTGTTGATCCATCAGTCCTTACAGAAGCATAAACATCTGCATCTGTGATTGTTACATATGAACTTGTTTGCCATCCTGTCTGACCAGTATATCCACCAAGACTAGTAGCTGCACCACCGGTATAACTTGGATCGCCCGATGAACCTAGGTATTCAAGTGTTATGGTATCAGCAATATAGTTAGTACATTTATAAGTACCATTATAACTTACTTTTGTTTGACCGCGAACTGTATAGAATTGTCCAACTACTGGTGCTAGGCCTATATTTGAAGCAATTGTATAAGTTACACGATATTGAGGAGGATTAACTGCTCCTGCAACTGAACTATAATATGCATCTTGTGTAGGCTTAACAGTACCTGCAACTATATTAGTTTTAGATGGATACCAATTCATTCCAACAGGAAGAGCAGGACTTATAGAAATTGTAAGTGGACTTGTAGAGGTATTAGCCGCTCCTGTAATGGTACCTGTAATGGTATCATAGTTGGTATATACTGCTGTACCACCTGTAGCACTCACAGGTGTAAATGTTATCGATTGCCCTGCCGTAACTATTTGCTCTAAGATTTCGGTTTTGGCAGTAACTGTAGGAATACTAGGAACAGTAGTCCACGGATGTGTCGTTTCTGATTTTGGTACAACTGATCCCCAAAATCCACTTTGTCCAGCAGGTTGTGATAGATACGGTTTTGTATCATCATAGTTAGAGTTTAAGTATTTTCCTGCGCCGCTGGCGCCTAATGTAGCAACTTGTACCGCACCAGCATTGGTAATAAAAACATCCAAACCACCAAAATATCGGTAGGTACTTGTGGTCGAAGGTGTTGGACCAGATGGTAAAAGCGGGTACGGATTAAAATATATTGCCACAGTTTAATATTTACCTTGGGTTTTTTTACCTTGGAGTTATATCTAACATAGAATATGTTAGACTACCACTATCTGGATTTAAATAAACAAAACATATGTTTATGGCAAAATTTACATCGTCATAATAATGATCACCTGGTTTTAAATCTGTAATACTTACTGCTGCCCAATACCATACATGATTATTATCAAGAGTAATATATGCATCATATACGGCACCAGTATATCCCACTGGTAATAATGAACTATCTGCCACAGAATCTATAACATTCCATCCATCGTCGGGATTAAATTCTCCTGCATCTTTCCATAATATTCCAGTATTGAAATCTGCATTGGTATACATCTTTGGAGCAGCAGATTTTTGTTGGTAAGGAATAGTAGCACCGTGTGCTTGAGATAATGCAACATCGTCGGCAAAGTATATTGCTCCACCACTAGGTACAATTATAGTTTTATTAGTTAAAGTTTGAACACCAGTAAGTGTAACTGCATATAACTCTATAGTACCCGTAGTTAATATTTCAGCACCAGCTACAAAGCTGGTTGTATTTGCGTAAGATGCTCCGCCAATATTAATATCGCCACCAATACCAACTCCACCTGTGACAATCAATGCACCTGTATCAGTTGAGGTTGATATAGTAAGATTAGTTATTGATATGGCATTAGTAGTAGTGGCACCATAATCTGTAACAATTTGCAAAGTACCCGTACTGCTAGATCCTGTGCCACCACTACCGGTTTGATCTTGCCAACTTAAAATTCCGTTACCTGCAAGATCAACTAATACTTGGCCCGCGGTGCCTGTTGATGCAGGGAATGTATAATAAGGGAATTTTGTAGTGCCATTTGAATTAAACGACCAAATAATATTACTGTTACTTGTGGCAATTCTAACGCCATTGGTACCATCTATATCAACTACATCACTAATTAATTTTCCGCCCAGTGATATATCGCCGCCGATGCCAACACCACCTGCTACAATTAAAGCACCTGTGGTAGTAGATGTTGATACATCACTACTATTAACAATAATATTTGTAGCAGTAATAGTTCCTGTTGTTAGTATGCTGGTAACATTTGTAATTGCGCCTTCTATGGAGAATGTACCACTACTAAATGATAGTACAACTCCATCAGTACCAGTAGATCCTAATTTCAAAGAACTTACTGTTATTTTTTCTAAATCACCATTTGATTTTGTTAATTGTAAATCACCATCTGGTCCTGTGGAAAGTATTGTATCGCCAAGAAAAATAGTTTGACCAGCCAAATATATTTTGCCAAATCTGTGACTAGGATCTCCTAAGTCTTGTAACTTATCTGTCTCGGGTATAAATTTAAATCCAGAAGATAATGTTACTGTATTAGTAGCATTACTGGTCAATCCTATTACAGCACTACCAGTGTAGCCAATAACACCCTGTATACCTTGTAATCCCTGTATACCTTGTAATCCCTGTATACCTTGTAATCCTTGTATACCTTGAATTCCCTGTATACCTTGAATTCCCTGAATTCCTTGTAATCCCTGTATACCTTGTAATCCCTGTATACCTTGTAATCCCTGTATACCTTGTAATCCCTGTATACCTTGAGTACCTTGTGGACCTGTAATATTACCAACATCAAGCCATATTGCACCATCCCATACATTTAAATGTCCATTATCTAAAGTAATATACCCGTCCCATTGAAGACCTGTATATGGAGTTTCTAAAGTAGCATAGGATGATGTACTGCCAGTAATTCTTACGCTTTGTCCTGGTTGACCTATTGTTCCTTGTATACCTTGGCTACCAGTATAACCAACAATACCTTGTATACCTTGTATGCCCTGTACACCCTGAATGCCTTGGCTACCAGTATAACCAACAATACCTTGTATGCCCTGAATGCCTTGTGGTCCAAGATAAGCAAATTCAGCAATTGTAGCCGTAGTTATTATTTCTGCACCTGCTACAAAACTTGTGGTATTAACAAACAATGCACCGGCTACATCTAAATCTTTATCAATATAAACAGTAGTAGCTGTGGTGTCTATTGTACGAATAGTGGTGCCTTCAACTACTAATCCATCAAGGTATGTACTTGTTGGTGGTACTATACTTGGACTAAAATCAATCCAATTATTATTGTATTTGATATAAGCACGTCCGTCTTCAGAGTTAAACCATAACTGTCCATCTACTCTTGTAGGAGCTGTGCTGGTAGTTGCTATATGTATTAGTGATCCATTAACATCTCTAATATCACCATCAATGAATATATCGCCACCTATGCCAACACCACCTGCGATTATTAATGCACCTGTGATTGTATTTGTACTTGCCGCAGTTGAAGTAATGTTAATAGCATTAGTTGTTGTGGATCCACGATTGGTAATTGTTTGCAATGTACCTGTGTTGTTTATTATTACAACGCCTGTGGCAGTAGATATAGATGTATCTACACCTGCTACTATCCTTAATACACCTGTGTTGCTAACAGTTACAGTTCCGCTATTTGTACGTGATACACTGATGCCAACACCACTACTAATATTAGTAAGAGTACTAACCAAATAGTTATTTGTATAGATTGCTCCACTAACATCTAAAATGCTATCTATATAGATATTTGTTAAGGTGCTGTCTATAGTACTAATTGTAGTACCATCTATAGTTAATTCACCCAGGTATGTGCTAACTGGTGGTACTATACTCGGGCTTAAATCAACCCAATTGCCATCGTATTTTATATAAGCACGGCCGTCTTCAGAATTGAACCATATTTGTCCATTTTGTCTATTAGGTGCTGTGCTAGTGGTTGCAATATGTATTAGTGATCCGTTTGAATCCTTAATATCGCCGCCAATGAATAAATCGCCGCCAATGCCCACTCCGCCATCTACTATCAACGCACCTGTGGTAGTTGACGTTGATGCCGTAGTATTAATAATATGAACTATTTCAGCAGTAGTACCTGTAAAACTACCAGTAATACCTTGTATGCCTTGTATGCCTTGTGTTCCCTGAGTACCTTGTATGCCTTGTATGCCTTGTACACTACCCGGAATAAGATATGAAAATTCAGCAAGAGTAGCTGTGGTTAATATTTCGGACCCGGCTACAAAACTAGTTGTATTAGCAAATAATGCACCACTTACATTTAAGTTGCTGTCTATATAAATGTTTGTAGCAGTAGTATCTACTGTACTAATTGTAGTACCGTCTATGGTTAAACCATCTAAGTATGTACTTGCTGGAGGTACTATACTTGGACTAAAGTCAACCCACGCATTATCGTATTTGATATAAGCTCGGCCGTCCTCGGAATTAAACCAAAGTTGACCATTTACTGCATTAGGTGCAGTACTGGTAGTTGCTATGAGAACATTTGTTGTAGAAGTAGATGCATACTGAGAAATAGTAGCAGTAGTAATAATTTCAGCACCACCAATAGTACTTGTTGAATTTATTACTATAGAGTTAGTATAGATAGTACCACTGGAGAATATATCTTGTACATATATATTTCTAAATCTATTTTCTAATGTGCCTAAATCATAATTAAGATCAATATTTGGTATTATTGATTGCTTGATTGCAGATAGATCAACATTAAGTGTACCGGTGTTATCTATAGATAATTCTAAACCTGCTATTATACCACCCAATGTTGTAGTAGTTGCAACAGGCAATGAATATGCAGTACCAGTATTAACAGATATAGTGCCATCTGCACTTATATCAATGCCTGCACCAATTTTAACACCACCGAGTGTGTTAGTGGTTGCAGTTGTTAGAAGATAAGGGGTACCAGTATTAACAGATATTACACCCGTTGGGCTTACATCAATACCAGCACCAATTTTAACTCCACCAAGTGTACTTGTGGTAGCTATGGTTAAAACATAAGGAGTACCTGTATTAACAGAAATAGTTCCATTAGGACTTACACTAATACCTGCACCAATTCTAACTCCACCAAGTCTAATTGATGTTGCTGTTGTTAAAACATAACCGGCGCCACCAGCTCCTAAGGGTATTCCACCTTCAGTTATACCGTCAGATAATCTAAATTCACCAGTTTGTTCGTCATAGAAGATCGTACCTTCATAACCAATGAAGGTGTCAATATCTTTGGTTATTACCCTACCTGCTTCTATTTTTCTAATGGTCATCTGGGTCTTGCTCCCTTAGACACCATTAAGGCAGTTGTTTGGTTTCTGGATCTACTTCGTCCTGTGTAAGATCTTTAATAATAGGACTGATTTTACCAACGTCAGCCTTTTGCAGCTCTAATTGCTGCTGTAGTGGTGGTACCATAACAGGATCTTGTTTTGGCTCACTTGGATCTATAGGAGCATCCTGTCCCATATCAATCTCAGGCTCGCCGTCACCGTTGATCCTAATGTTTATGGGTATATTAATTGTAAATTCTCTTGCTCGCATATTAGGCTACTGGTGTAATACTGATTAATCCAGCAGTTCCTGCTTGTATAACGCTAACTGTGCTGGTACTATCTAATTTAAAGTGTTCGCAATAATTGCTAGGAATTAAAATACCCGTTGCTGTAGTAGCGGTTGTTCCAAAAGTTACATAGGCAGGTTGACTATTTGTAGCAATACGTATTTTAATTACGTTTGGATTACCAGATTGTATAGTGTTGGTAACTGTGATTGTTTGTGCGGTTCCAGACAATGTTAAATTTGTTGTGGTACCGAGAATTTTTGTTAGCATATTGTTCCTTCATGGCGGGCCTGTATTGTCCCTGCACATTGTTATTTAGCACACTCACTTCTTTAACGTCTTAACGTATTCTATAAACTTAGCCTGTGCTTTGAATAGTTTTTCAGTGTCACTACGTGCATCTGCACCGGTTCCAGGATCAATTATTAACTCAAGACTTAATGATTTTACAAATTCTGGATTATTCAGCAATTTTGTCACAGCACGTTCAACTTCTCTTAATGTAGCGGTGTCTGTGGTGTTATTTGCAATTACCATAAAAAGAGGCTTAGGGGGCAAATCTATACCAAGTTCCTTAAACGTAGGTACATTTGGTATTAACTCATTTCTTTTAGTTGCTGTTATCGCCACTATATCAACTCTATTTTCAAATTGAATTATACTGGCAAGATTAACCCATATAGCATCAACATGCCCACCTATGATCTGAGTGACCATTTCTCCAGAACCCTTGTAGTAAATGTCAGTCCTTG